TGGCCGAGCTGCTTGCCCTCGCCGATGCCGTCGACGCCCACGCGGGCGAACCCGCCGGCGGCCCCGTCGATGACGCCCACGACGTCGTCGAACTGGTCGGCGTAGTCGCGCGCCTCACCCACGGGTTTGAGCGTGTGGTACTCGGCGCCCAGGAACTTCGAGGTCTCGCGCTCGCCGTAGGCTTCGGCGGCGACCGAGCCGTCGCGAGACGACGCCAGGTCGACGCCCAGGCCCCGGCGGTACGCGCCGCCGGCGAGCAGTTTTTTGAGGTCGTCCGGGTCGTACTGCGCACGCCGGATGAGGTCGTGGGAGAAGTACTGGTTGATGTCCGAGAGGAACCGGCAGCAGAACTCCTGCTCCCAGATGTCGGTCGGGTACTTCGCCTTGAGCTTCTCGGGGGCGACCGGGAAGCCCAGGTCCGCGGCCCGGTAGATGTCGATCTCGTGGCGCGACCAATCGCCGTGCACGCCCTCCGGGTCGACCCACAGGTCGTGGAACATCCCGCTGGCGCCGAACGGCGTGGAGATGATGACGATGCGGAAGCTCGGGTCGGTGTCTGCGACCGGCGCCACGCCCGCCCAGATGTCCCGGTCGTGCTGGTAGAAAGCGAACTCGTCGAGGATCACCGTGCCCGTGCGCCCGCGGACCGACATCGCCGGGAACGGGATGATGCGCGAGCCGTTCCCCAGCTCGAGCTCGGTCTTCTTGCGCGAGGCGACCCCGACGTTGAGCCCCGCGCGCTCGAAGGCGTCGAGCCAGCGGTACAGGCGCCGGAGCAACTCCTTGGCGTTGGTGTAGCTCGTCGAGCACAGGTAGACGTCGTGGTAGGGCGTCATGAGCGCGAGCAGCAGCGCCTCGACGAGCACCACCTCGCTCATCCCGATGCGCCGGGACTTCAAGACGATCTTGCGCGGCGAGCGGTCCTCGAGGAACGCGCGCTGGTAGGGGCGCAGGTACTTCTTGAAGACGTCCTGCACGGGGGCAGGCACGCGGTCGAGCGCGGCGACCATCCGGGTCAGTCCCCGAGCCCGAGCTCGTCGTCGAAGCCCTCGAGGTCCTCGCCATCGTCCCCGCCATCGTCCTCCAGGCGCACACCCAGCAGCGCGGCGATCGTGGCGGCGTCGGCGTCCACGCCGACCTCGACCCTGTCCACGATCTTGCCGTGCATGCGCAGCGTCTCCTTGACCGCGTCCTTGGCGTCGTGGAGCTCGAGGGCGAGCTTGACCTCGAGGACGTCTTCGCCGTCCTCGTCCTTGATGTAGCGTCGCGTCTCGGTGATCTTCTTGACGAGCTTGATGTGGGCCTTGGCCTTCTCACTCGTCAGGTCGGTGTGGCCGTGATCGTCGAGGAACGGACCCATCGTCCCACGCCCCCAGTCCGCGAGGTGCTTGACGCACTCGGCCGCGCTCATCGCGTACTCATCGAGGTGGGCCTCGATGGCCGCCTTGACCCCCGGGTCCCGCAGCAGCTTCCACGCCGTGTTCCGCGCCGACTTTGCGGCGTAGCCCGCGCGCCGGGCCGCGGCCGCGCCGTTGAAGTCCTTGACGTACTCGAACACGAACGCGCGCCACTTCGGCGACAGCTTCGCCAGCAGCTCCTCGACGCCCTCGTTTGACCCGTCCTCGACCATGACCACCTCTCTACCCGTAGGGGGATCGGCGCCAAAATCGCATCGGCGCCGTGCCGCTCACCCGCATGTACCCTCATCCTCGACCGGCTGGACTCCATCTGAGGCCGCGTCTCCTGATCGGACGCATGCCGCTACGAGCCGGCTCGCCTGCTCCCACTCGAGCGCGACGCGCAGCGCGGCGCGCGCCTTGGCGACCTTGCCCGCGAACATCCCCGCCATGTCCCGGCCCTGCTCGGCGAGGAGCTCGGCCTTGGCCGCGACGTCGCGCGCGCGCCTGGGGGGACGCCCGGAGTAGCCGGCCAGCCGCGCGGCCTCGCCGTCGGCCTCACCGCGTAGCCTCGCGCTCACGTACACCTCGAGCTTGCTCGGCGCCTGCTCACTCACCCGCCCGCCTCCTCGCCTTCGTCCCAGGGCATCACCTCGGCCTCGGCGTACCCCACGCGCGGGCGCGGGGTCGCGTTGAGCCTGGCGTCCATCTCCTCGCTCACGCTCGTCTCGCGCGCCTGGTGCTCGGCCATCGCGAGCAGAACGTAGGCGTCGACCTCGCGCAGCACCTCGAAGACCCTCGCGCGCGAGTACCCCGTCGCCTCCCTGTCGCACGCGCTCGCGCCCTCGAGTCGCACGGCCAGCCAACACGACCACCAGGAGTGGCCGACCTCGGGGCGCTCGACCAGCAGCGCGACGTGCGCGGCTCCGAACACCTGGCGCAGCTCCCGGCGCTCGTCGAGCGCGAGCAGCGAGGAGGGCACGTGCGAGGTCGCCGTGGTCGGTGAGGGCGCCGCCGCCCTCGCCGGGTCCTGGGCCTGGACCGCGCCGGGCAGCCGCTCGGCGAGAGCGACATAGCGCGCCGCCGCGTCCTTCGCGCTCTTCCACTCCCACCCGTCCTCCTCGTGTCGCTGCGCCGTCACCACCATCTCAACCCTCGCCCTCGTCGCCCTCACCCAGGTATTCCCCGATCACCCGCACGCTCATCAGGTCCACGCCCCCGGGTCTGGGCACGCGCTCGAGCACCCTGAAGACGAACTCGCGACCCCGAAGCACGACGCCGAACTGGTCGCCGGCGGCCCGCCCCTCGAGGTGGTCGACCCACACGGGCTCACCTGCGAGGATGTCGATGAGGTTGCCCTCGGTCAGCCCGAGGTACTGCGCGCTCTCGCCGGTCGCGATGTTGATGACCTCACCCATCGGCGCGTGCCTCCGGTGGAGCCTCGGGGATCCAGTACGCCAGGCGCATACTGTCGAAGATCGCGTGCGCGGGCGCGGCGGCACCGTGGACGCGGAGCAGATCGTCCGAGATCCAGTACCCCGGACCCCATCCTGCGGCCGCGCCGGCGAAGTCCGGGTGGGACTGCGCCGCGGGCCGCTCGTCGAGGGCCACGGGGGCGACGGGCCCGAAGTACTCGAGCGGCGCGGCCATGCCCTGATGGAACACCCAGCCTGGCGCGGGCAGCTCGGCGCCAGCTTCCCAGGGCACCCCCACCTCCCTCATGCGCGCGTCGAAGTCCTGAGCGCTGAGCACGGTCCGACAGGACGGGTGGGCCCCTCGCTCAATGACGCCTTCGCGCCATGCCTCAGGCGGCACACGCCCGAAGTCGTCGATGTAGCTGCCGATGGCGCCCGCAGGCGGCGTTGCCGCCGCACCCGCCGCACCCGCAACGGCCCAGTCCACTCCAGCCACCTGACCCACCACGAGCTCGCGCTCCTCGGGCACCTGCGCGCGCAGCTCGAGCACGCGCTCGAGCACCGCGCGTGTGCGCCGCCTGGTGACCATCCACGCGGCGACCTGGGCGCGCGCGTTGGCGTAGAGGTCCTGGTACGCCTCGCGCTCGAGGTCGTCGTGCGGACCCTGCACACGCGACCGCATGCGCATCAGCAGCTCCTCGATGCGCGGCCAGCTCGGGTCGTCGGCCTCGAGCTCGAAGCGCATCGCCTCGCGCAGCTCGTCCCGATCCACCGCACACCTGTTTTCGACAAACACCGCCATCACTCCCCCCTCTGCATGTCAACCGCCAGCCACACCAACCCTACAATGCCCAGCATCACCAGCATCACCAGCGCCAAATGCAACGTCTTTAGCACGAAATCCAAAGCGTAAGTCTCGCCCGCCATCACTCCTCTCCCGGCTCGTAGCTGCGTCGAATCGGAGACATGCAAATGTCGAAGTCGTAGTCGGAGCGCGCGCCGCAGGAGGTGCACAGGTACCGGACGTGGTTGCCATCGTCTTCGTACGTGTCTGAGACGAACGAGCTCGAACCCACGAGCTCGTTGCCGCACTCGCACCAGATGTAGAGACGCTGCTCGACGCGGTCTCGCCGACCACTCAGCACGTTCATCAACACCGCCACCACCCCCGGCACCACCACGACCCACAGCACCACGTTCACGAATTCACTCACGCCACCACCCCCTCTCGCCGCCGGCGCACGCTCACGACCAGCTCGAACTCCTCGTCCTCCCGGCGCGCGACCCTCGCCAGGACGGCTGGCACATGCCCCGCCTGGGCGACGAGCCCGGCGAGCCTGGCCGGGTACTCGTCGAGCCCCGCGCGCCGGTAGCACCACGCCACGAGCTCGGCGAGCTGGACGGTCATCGCCGCCCGGTCCATCGCCTGGTTCGTCGCCTGGAGCATGGCCTGCATGAACGAACCCATCCGGTGCGCCCTGCCGTAGGGCTGGGCGCGCCCGTTGTCCCCCCTGCGCATCACCACGACGTAGTGCTCGCGACCCTCGGCGCCGTCCTCGGCGTGGATGATGACGTACCACCTCCCCCACTCGGGGGCGGTGTGCACGGCCGGTGGCGCGCCCAGCGGACGCCCTGTGATGATCTCGAGCATGGTCCTCTCCTCTCCTCTCTCGTCTTCCTCGAACTGGGCAGGCGGCGCGCGGGGTGGGGAAGGTTGGCTACACCCCGTCGTTGTGTCCCCGCGCGCCACGTCATCCTCTTCGCTCACATGCTCCACCTCGGCGGCTGGTTGCTCCGGAGCTCCGCGTGGAGTCCCCGTGGCGCGCGCCCCTTCGGCCGCCCGCTGGCGGCCCACGCGCCGGTACTCGCTGGCCGACTGGACGCCCCAAGCGCGGCGCTCGTTGACCTGCAAGAGGTCGCGCCACCACGCCCATTCGCGCCACAGGCTCACTCAGTCGCTGACATCGGCGAGGTTCCCGACGATCGCCTCGCCGAGCTCCGCCTCGGACAGCACCTCGATCGTCACGCGCACCCGAGCGTGCTGCCTGAGCACGGTGTCGGCCTCGGGCCACGCGTCCAGGTTCACGCTGAGTTCGTCTCGCCAACGTTCGGCGCCGTACTCCGTCAGCGACCGCTCCAGGTGCACCACCGTCGGCTCGTCCGAGCCTGCGCTTGCCGCCTTGACCACGTAATCCTGCTCGATCTTGCGTCCCATCTACTCCTCCTCGTTGTTCGCCTCGCGCACCCGCGCGAGGTCGATGTGTGCTTTTGTGGGGGTGGCCCCCTCGTCGTACTCCAGCCGGTTGCAGCAGTAGTCGCACACCCACGCCTGTTGTTCGGGGCGGTCCGTCCACCTCGCCCGCTCGTCACGACAGACCACACACGGCGCCATGATCAGCGCAGCCCTCGCACGGTCGGCGCCTTCGAGCGCGACCATGACGCGCCGCGCAAGCCATCGACGCGTCAAATCGATGACGACCATGAGGCACAACGCACACACCATCGCGACCACGTCCTGAGTCAGGTAGGCGATGATGAGGCCGCCGAACGCACCGTACTGCAACCCGATCGCGATCCCCTCGACGCGTGCCATGCTCACAACGCGTGGGATCCTCACCACCGCGTGCGCCACCACGAGCTCGTCTCTCGTCACGACCCCTCCCCCAGCTCTCGCCCCAGCCACTCCAACGCCTCCCAAAGCGCGCCGAAGGTCCGCTCGCTCACAGCCGACTCTCCCACCGTCCGCCTGACCGCCCACGGCGCCGCCTCGCCCTCGTGCCAGGACACCTCCACGCGCACCCCGCCCGGGCATTCCGCGGTCATCACCGGCGCCAGCCCGATCGGGTACCACGCGCGCACGTTGTCGGCGCCCAGGCGATAGAGCCGCGGGCGCAGCTCCTCGAGCGTGTCGATCGCGCGCTGGCGCGGCGTCGGGGTCGAGGTGTTCACGCCGCCCCCTTCGCCATCTTGTCCCACGCCTTCGAGTACTCCTCGCGCTCGGCCTTCGTCAGCGAGACCTTGCGCCAGGTCGACCACCTCAACGGCCCGGGACGCGCCCACACGAACCACGCCGTCGTCGACGAGTCCGACCGCTTCTTGCCCGTGAACGACACACGCCCGACGTCGAGCTCGAGCACCGGCGCGCCAACCCCGGAGACCAGGTGCTCACGGTCACGGCACGCCTCGGCGAACGAACTGCGCATCAGGCACGCCACGAACGGCGTCCCCCAAGACTGCATCAGGTCGACGGCCTGCGCCGCCGTCCGACGCACCCCGCCCACGCGCGCGTTGTACGGCGTGTTCGTGACGACACCACACGCTCGCGCCGCCAGCTCCGACCAGTCGCGCTCCCACGCACACCCCGCCCAGTCGACCGGCGCGCCCGCGTCGATGTCGGCCGTAGACACCTCGAACCCCGACGCCTCGAGCCCACGCGCCAGCGCGAGCTCACGCCCCGCGAACGGCTCCAGGAGCAGCCCCCCAGCCGGCAGCACCACACCCATGCGGCGCAGCTCCTCGAGCAGCGCGAGCACGTGCCACGGCTTCGAGTAGTACCTGTCGAGCGGGTCGCGCTTCTTCGGATGCGTCGCCGCTGCCGCCTCGGGTGATGGCAAGCCCACCAGCGCGCTCTCGTGCACCTCGCGCGCTCGAACTCGAGCGAGTACGCGGGAGGGCATCGGGTCGTCGATGTGCTCGGGCAGAGTCATGGCTCACGTCACCTCGGTCGCGACGACGCCAGCGCGGCCGTTCGCGTCGGTCGTGATCGCAGTCGTCTTCAGGCCCGGTAGCGCCCGCAGGTGCGTACGCCTGGGCATCTGCGCAGGGACCTGCCCCGCCACCTCGCACGCCTGCTCATGCAGGCGCCCGAGCAGCTCGAGCGCGCGCCGCCCCGCCCCTGTCTCGTAGTGCGCGGCCAGCTCGTCGAGCTCGGCGTGCACCGCGTCGAGCTCGGGCCAACCCTCGGCACGTCGCAGGTCCACCCGGTCACGCAGGTCTGGCACCAGGCGCTCGAGGTCCTGGAGCAGGCGCACCGTCACCGCCGACATGCGCGCCAACTCCATCGCCCCCTGCTGCTCCCTCGTCGTCTCCTCGCTCACCTGTCAGACCTCACGTTCGGATTTTTGTTTAACGAAAAACATGGCTTGCCTATGTGCCTCTCGACGCTCCCGTGACGCGCCCATGCCGAGCCTCGAGCTCACGGTCAGGCCACCACGCCCTCTCGTCCGCTCGCACCTGGTCACGCACCACGGGCGGACCTCCACCCACGCGACCAACGCGCTGTCTCGACGCCCGGCGTGGGCGCGCCACGGTCTCCTACTCCAGCTTCGCCAGCGCCTCCTCGAGCGCGCTCACGTCCACACCGGCGGCTCGACCTTCAGCGAGGGCCTCATTGGCTGCTTCGAGCACCCAGCCCTCGGCTTCGCCAGCCTCCAGAATGACGCTCATGGAGTCGACGCGCTTCGCGATCGCCTCGACCTCGGGGGCTACCTCGCTGGCTTCTGAGCCGAGCGACTCGGCCGACTCCACCTCCTGAACCATGCTGTCCTCCTCACGCCGCTTCGGCGCGTCGTCGTTCGCAGAACCGGTCTCATACCAGCTCGCGATGTTGTCAGGTCTCCATGTCGGCGCACCCTTCTCGCGGAACACCATCCACGACCCGGCGGCCAGCGAACCAAGAGCCACCTCGGGCTCAACGAGCACGTACCGGAACGGCTTGCAGATGTCCTCGAGCAGCCACCCCCGCACCACGTCGACGGTGTAGCCCGTCGACCGCCCGTCGCTCGCCCTCTTGGCGAGCTGCATGCACTTCGTGGCGATGAACCTCAACGTGTCATGCCGACGACCTGGCACCGCGCACACCTCGTCGATGATGGAGCGGGCCGCCTGGGGCGTCGGGCGCTCACCGCACGCGTGCCAGATGAGCTCGGCGACGTGCCTGGCTTCGACGTCGACGGCCTCGTCCTGAGCCTCAGCCTCCGGCTCGACGTTCTCGACCTCGTCTGCAACGGGCTCCTCGGCGGCCTCCTGGCCCTCCTGAGCCTCGTCGGCGTCCTCGTCGGGTACGACCCCCATCCTGTCCTTGAGGGCACGCCACGCCGCCGTCACCTCGTCGTCTTCGGCCTCGTCCTCATCTGGGAGGCCATGGGCATGCTCGACCACGCCTGAGACCATCGCGTCGATCTCCGCCTGAACGTTGGCGTCGACGTCCTCGGTGACCGCGTCGCGGTCACCTTCGTCCGGGCCCTTCAGAGAAAAGAGATCGAACAACACCCCCCCTTGATGTGGTGGTCCCTGCTCGCCGTCCTCAGACGGCGACTCCTCGCGCGTGTGCGCCTGCGCACACGCGAAGGTACCACCTGAAGACTCTAGTTTAAGACAATACAAAGAGACCTCTGGAGGAGCCCATGATGGACCCATGAGGGGGTCATCTTGACCCCATGAGGGGGTCATCTTGACCCCATGAGGGTCGTCTTCGAGGCACAAAAAAACGGGGTCTCCGGCTCGCCCCTGGCACAGGTCCACCCGCCAGGCCGAGCCCTCGCCCGGCGTCTCCCCCGCGTTCATCCGGTCGACCCAAACCCAGTTCTTGCGCGCGAACAACAGCCTCCTGTGCTCGTCGAAGTCGAGCTCCTGATCAAGGTCCTGTGACTTCGCCAGCAGCTCGCGCCACTCACGATAGAGCTCCATGTAGATCGTCGCCCTGTTGCCGTATGCGCGGTCCACCTCGGCGAGCGGGTCGCTCGTCGGGTCCTTGACGATGTAGTGGTAGCGCACCTGGCCCTTGCGTTCGTTCCGGCTCGGCACCTTCGTTCGGCTCAGCTTGACCTTCTTGCGGTTCGACGGGCGTCGAACCGCGATGATCCAACCGGCGTCGATCAAGTCGCTCACGTGACGCTTGAACGTCGACGATGACCCCCCCCTCTTGCCGTGGATGGTGGCGCCGGTCTCCCAGACGACACGGTTGCGGTTGGCGGCCCTGATGATGCGGGCGCCCATGGTCACCGCGTTGCCCGTCTCGCCCTGAGCTGCCAGGCACCTGTCGATCAGGTACTGGTGCACGTGCTCTTCGGTCTCTCTTGCCTCACTGCTCATCCGTTCACCTCTCGGTTGTCCCGACCCCAAGGGGTCACGACTGTTCGGTTTTTGCGTCCTCCGAAGGTGAGCGTTCGCTTGCGAGGGCGTTTGCATCACCGTCAGGGGTTCACCTACATTTCTAATTCAAGGCCTTGTTTTGAGCCAGGATGAATTCAAGGGGGGCGATGTGGCATCTGCAACCTGTACGCGTCGGCGCTCAGCCGACGGTCGCCCGCCGAATACTTGAACTCCCCGTCTTTGATGATCAGCCCTGATGCGAGCGCCCGCTTGATGTGCTGGTAGTATGAGTTTGCGCTCATGCCGACCTCGCTCGAGGCGGTTGTGTATGGCACTCGAACCAAGCCGCCATCGGCACGGCCTGCGAAGTAGGCGAGCAGCGCCTTGGTGTAGACAGGCAAGTCGGATGACGTCATGTGCAACAGCCAGTCTTGTAATTCGCGGATCCCAGCAGTAGGGTTGTTCTCGCGAGGGCGTTTGTGTTCACCACGACGTTCGAGAGAGGCACCCGTTACCCCGGGTGCCTCTTCTCGTTCTTGCGCCAGACGCTCGAGCTCCTCGCGCACGCGCCGCTGCACCTGCTCTTCGATGTACTCCCCCAGGCGTGTCTGCTCGGGGTCATCGCTCACGCGCCACCTCCCACCCGCGCCGCATCGCCTTCGCCGAGTTCGGCGGCGAGCTCCTCGAGGGTCGTGCCGGTGAGCGCGCCGATGCGCTCGCGCGAGATGACCAGAACCGTGCCCTCAGCGAGCGCACGGTGGACCACGTGGACCTCGTTCTCACGCATCGCGCTGAACCACACGCTCACGCCTTCGACGAGCGCGCGCTCCTGGCCGAGCGGGTAGAGCACGGCGCGCGCCACGCGAAGGCCGTCCTCGTGAAGCGCACGCAGGTCGCTCCACCCGTTCGGCGCGGCGAGCAGGGCGCCGTGGGCGTCGTCTTCAACCTTGGAAAGCTCCTTGAACGTCACGCGCGGCAGACCAGGCGGGAGCTGCAAGGTCGCATCTCCGAGGTCCTCCTCGGCAGCGGGCGTCGCCGGGGTGCTAACGATTAGCTCCTCCTTTGGCGGTGCCTTCGGCGTCGACTTCGACAGCCCGGCCTTGATGCGCCTGGTGTGAGCTTTGACGTCGACGACTTCGCCGTCCAGGCCCACGCGCTCGAGCGCAGGCTCGATCACGCCGTCGGCTTCGAGCTCGGCGCGCACCTTCATCACGAAGGGGTCCGAGACCCCGCACATGTCGGCGACGCGACGGTTCGAGTACGAGCCCCACACCGGGTCCTTGAGCGCGCGCGTGACCGCTCGCCTCTTGTCCTCGTTCGTGCGCCGCTTGCCGTGGCGCGCGTTCGCCTTGAGCGAGAAGCGCACCGCGGCGCGCAGGTCGCCGTTCTTCACGCGGACCTGGAAGGTTTCGAGTCCGGCGCGAAGTGCTGCCTCACGCCGGTGGAAGCCATCGGCCAGCCAAAAGACGTCGCCATCTTTGTACAGCGTGATCGGCTCCCATGGTGTCCCGTCGGGGTCCACGATGCACTCCTCGGTCGCCGAGTACTTCATTCGCTCGGCGTACTCCTCGACGAGCGTCGAGTCGAGCTCGGCGCGCGGCTGCGTGCCGCCATCGGTCCTCATCTGCGAGAGCGCGCCCATGTCCGACGAGGCGCGCGAAGCCATCTCGCTGAAGGGGTCGCGGATCGGTTTGCTTTTAGCCATCGGCGAGCCTCCCGAGCACCTCGTCGGCGAGCTGCTCATAGGCGCGCGCGCCGGCGGCGCGCGCGTCCTGGGCTACGACCGGGACGCCCTGTCCGGACGCACGCGCCACGGCGACGTTGGTGGGGATGGTCACTCCGAAGCGTGCCGCGCGCGCGAACCCGTCGACCAGCTCGATGACCTCGCCCGAAAGCGAGCTGCGTCGGTCGTGGAAGGTAATGACCGTCCCGAGATGACGCGCGGCCATGAAATCGCGTTGCGCTTCCAGGAACTCGAGCGTTTGCACCAGACCCTCCATGCCGCCGGGCTGGGCCTGCAACGGCGTGATGATCCAGTCGGCCGCGGCGAGCGCAGAACGCGTCGCGAGCCCGAGGTGGGGCGGCGTATCGATCAGGACGACGTCGTAGACGAACGAGCCGCCCAGGCGAGAGCGTTCGATCAGACGCTCGAGCTCGACCTCGGAGTCGTCACCAGCGTGGCGGTCAAGCTCGCGCAGGCGGGTTCCTCCCGCGACCAGGTCGACGCCGGCGGCGGCCTCCTGGGCCTCGAGACCATCGCCACGCTCGAGCGCGTCGAGCAACTCGCCCGGGTCCGGGTCGTAGACGCCCAGGTGTTTCGAGGCCGAGCCTTGCGCATCCAGGTCGATGACGCAGACGCGCAGGCCGCGAGAGGCGAGCGCCGCGGCCAGGTTGACGGTCGTGGTCGTCTTCGCCACGCCGCCCTTCTGGGCGACGATGGCGATGACGCAGGGGTCCCGCAGCAGCGGAGGCGAGTCCTCCGCGCTCTCGGTCCCCGTGGGTTGTGCTGACATGGTGGGTCCGTCCGTGGTGGTGTCAGGCACCCGGCGACCGATGTGGTGGTAGCCGCCGCGTGCCCGTGGGTGGTGGTTAGGCGGCTAGTTCCTCTTCGTCCTCATCGTCGAGGTCGAGTTCGTGAGCTTCCTCGATGAGTTCGAGGAAGTTCAGGTTGTAGAAGTCTGCGAACTCCTGAATGCGCTCGAGCGTGAGCGCCCCTCCGGCCTCGCCGCGTTGGATGTGCGCGAACGTCAGCACCTCCGACCGCTTCGCGGCCTCCCGCTGGCTCCACCCCCTGATGGTGCGTTGGGCTGCCAGTAGGCGCCCGAGCTTCTTGCTGATGCTGGCCATGTCGTGTGCATTCTCCATTGCGTGCTTCTCCATCGCTGATCTGATTCCTGCATATCAGACTCGTTTTCTGCAACCGTGGCGCCGATTTCGAGTCAGAGCCACCTCTACCACCACGAAGGCCGCGTTCGGACGGACGCAAACCCTTGACTTCTTTTTCGAGTCATTTGACTTGCTTTTGAAGTCAATGACATTATAGTCATGTCATAGGGCGCGGCAAGCAGTCACGGAATCTGCTCAAGAGTTCAGCGCTGCTCACATGTCCAGTCAAGAGGTGGTAAGATGGTCGCACCAGGGGTGAAAGAGATTAACGCTCGCGACGCGATCGAGCAGTCGCGATCGCATGCGATCAAGGCGCGATCGCCGCACAGGTGTACAGTGGTGGACTACCTGACGCGCAAGAAGGTGAAGGGGAGCGACACGCGGGCGTGGCACATCGTGCGGCCGCGGCGCACGCCCCAGGGCGTGGGGAGCTTCGAGACGGTGGCGTGCCGGGCGGTGGGCAACGGGAGCCGGCAGGTGGTCGAGGTGGTGGACCTGCTCGGCAACATCGGCCGGATGAGCGTGCGGCAGGCGCGAGCGTGGCTGACCTACGAGCGTACCGAGGACGGCAGGCGGATGGTGGTCGCCGACGCCCAGGTGCGTGCGCTCATCCGTGACGAGCGCGAGCGGGTCGCGCGGCTCGCGCTGCTGGGCACGGTATGGGGCGAGGATGTGCCCGGCTACGAGGCGTACAACCGCGAGGCGCACCTGGTGCGCCAGCGCGCAGGGCTGCCGGCGCTCGACGCGCCGACGCACAAGCCACGGTTCGTGGCGAAGTCGACGGCGAGCGAGCTCGAGCGGCTCAAGGCCGAGCTCGCGGTCATCGAGGCGAGGCGCGAGGAGCGCGAGAACGAGGGCTGAAGACCTCTCGGGACACACGAACACGAACACGAGGAGAGACGATGAACGAGGACGCGAAGAAAGAGGTCGACTGGGCGGTGAGCGACGGGGACTGGCAGGCCGCGCTGGAGAGCGCAGGCGAGGACGATGGCGCGCGCGCCGAGGTCCTTGGCCACTTCGGCCTGGTGCCCTGCCCGGAGTGCGAGGGCATGAGCGACGGGGACTTCTACGACTGCCCGTGCTGCGACTCGGTGCACTACGTCGACGACGTGGACCTGAGCGTGTGGCGTCGCAGCCCCTACAACCCGGCGAACGCGCCGCGGCACTGGGAGCCCGAGGCGGCCTGACGGGCTGCTCACGCGACGAGGTGGCGCCCCCACGGACACGGGACGCGCGCACACGGGTTCACTCCCACTCGTCGCCTTGGTCCGCGCGTCGACTGCCACCCACATGGTGTGGGCGGGGTCGTAGCTCTGGAGTCTCTCGAACCGAAGAGACGCGCGGGCCACCACACAGACAGGAGGAGAGGATGTCGGAGAAGAAGAAGGCGGCGCGCGTGATGTGGCGCGCACACACGAGGCGTGCACACTTGAAGACGCTGGCGAACAACATCGTGGCGATGTGGCGCTACATCGTGGACTGCGTGCTGGGGACGTACACGAGCGAGGACGCGCGCGCCGAGCGCACGGCGATGATGGAGCGTGCGGCGTACCTGGTGATGATCGATCCGAGGAGGGCGCGCGAGGAGGGGCGGAGGGCGCGCTCGGCGTTGATCGGTGGCGTGGGTGAGATGAAGGCGAGGCTCGAGGCGAACGCCGACCACGACTTCGGGCTCTCGAAGATCCGGGGTGCCAGGGAGGTGCTCTCGGCGACGCTCGCCGAGCTCGAGGTCGTGCTCGACGGTGAGGAGCTGCCCGAGCCGGTGGACCCGTTGCGCCTGGTGTGCGGCGAGGTCGTGGTGGTGCGCGAGAAGAAGATCGAGCGTCGCCTGATGGCGATGGGGCCGGGGGAGGTCCACCACAGCTCGAGCGGCGCCGAGGTCCTGGTGGTGTGTGAGGACGTCGAGGGGGTCGAGCAGGTCCTACACGTGCCGCTGGGGTGGCGGGTACTCGCGTGCCGACACTCGGTCTACGCGCCGCGTCGCATGGACACACTCGAGGTGTACCGCGGCGGGGTGTGGACGCAGGTCGAGGCGGAGCCTGAACCTGTCGAGGTGCTGGGCGTGGGCGGGGATCTCGAGGAGGGCGGCCTGGTGCTCGTGGACGACGGCCCCGTCGACGATGGCGACTACTACAAGTGGGGGGCGTGAGCGGTGTCACTCGTCGAGATCATGACGCGCCTGTGGACCGAGGTGCCCCACGACGTCGGGCTCCAGCTCGTGCGCACACGCACCGACGTGACCGCGTGGTGGATCGGCGTGGGTCCCTACCGGCTGTCGAGCCAGGAGGGCGGCGGCGTGCAGGTCACGAAGTACGGGTGCGAGGTCGAGACGTACCCGCTCGAGGAGCGGGGCGACGCGGTCGACGGACTGATCATGGCGGTGACGGACAAGGTGTTCCTGGCGAGGTGGACGAGGAGGTGAAGGCGAGTGGAGGGCTGGACGCACGACATCATGCTCCACCGGGACGACCCGGAGGACCCGGGCGAGCAGCACGACGCCACGCGTGTCGGGGGCGCGCTCGAGGTGGAGGTCTCGTGCCCGAGGTGCGGGGTTCGGCCCCTGGTGGTCAAGCTCCTGGGCGAGCCCGTCAGCGGCTCGGGCGAGCAGGGCTGGCGCTACAGGTACGCCGCGGCTGGGTGCCAGACGTGTGGGCGCCACGTGGGGACGGTGAGGGCGACGAAGCAGGCGTATTGGGCGCCGGACGAGGACGACAGGGTAATCGGGCAGGGCGGCCGCGCGCGGGTGTACCTGGCCGGCAAGAAGGGAGGCGAGGAAGGATGAAGACGTTGAAGGAGTGGCGCGAGCGCAGGCGGCTCGAACGGGTCACGCGGGGCGCGATGCGTGCGCAGACGACGCGGTACAGCACGGCGAGCGGGGTGATCGTGGTGGGGCCGAGGCGGGGGCGTGTGCGGGGCGCCGTGGAGGACCTGGTGTGGAGGGCGTACCGCGCGGTCGTGACGTGGGGGATGGGAGGGTGAGCTACGCACGCGAGACGTTGCGCTGGCGCTCGAACGCCTACCTGTGCCCGGGCGGGTTCGCCCTGGTCGCCTCGTGGTGGCCAGACGAGGAGACGTGGACGGCGCGCCGGGAGGCCGGGGAGTGCGTGGTGGACTGGCCGCCGGCGGACGAGCTCGACGCGTTGTGCGCGAAGCCTGGCGGGATGCACCTGCGCATGATGCGCCAGTGGCACCCCACGGCGCCGAAGGTGGGGTCGACGGCGCCGACGCCGGCGGCACGACCTGACGAGCGCGAGCGGCGCGCCGAGGCGCTGTGCATCATCGCGCTGACGTTCGAGGACGCGTTCGGCAAGAAGAAGGCGGAGAGCATCGCGCGACACGCGGCGAAGAGGCGCGGAGCCGAGCAGCTCGAGGGCCTCCCGCTCGCCGCGCTCGAGGGCATGGCCGAGTGGTGCGCGAGGACGCCGGGAGAGCAGGTCGCCGAAGAGCTGGGGGCGAAGTACTCGGAGTGGCTGGCGAGCAACCGCACGCTACGTGGCCTGGTCGCCGACATCGTCCGCGTGGAGGGCGGGTTGCTGGGGGCAGACGAGGCGGCAGATCTGCCCGAGGACGCACACGAGGGCCTCAAGATCGAGCTGGGGGTGGGGAGCTACCACGAGCTTACGGAGGGACAGTTCGCGCAGCTCGAGCGGGACTTGAAGCGCGAGGGGATCGGGAAGCTGTTGGACGCGGCCGAGGCTGCGCGCGCGGCGCGCGGCGAGAGCGTCGACGAGGACACGAGACAGGGCGCCTTGCTGTAGCACGGCGCCGACGAAGAACAACCTGAGCGCACCAGGTGCGCCACGACGATGAGGTGGTAAGATGGAGATGGACATGGTCATCAAGGTGGGCAGCGACAGACGCGCGTCGTTGCTCGGCGAGCTGCAGGGCAAGAGCGAGCTCAACCCTGGGCGTTGGTCGCTGCTTAGCTGGAAGCTGCCCTATGACTCTGAGGAGGGCCGTTACGCATGGTTCATCTCGAAGACCCCGGAGGGTCAGGGGTCTTGGGTGGTCGTCGGATGCGCGGTCGTGACACGCGAGGTGCCGCGTGAGGGGTCCGACCCCGCGCACATCGAATGGCACGAGGACTCGTGGATCATCCCTCCCTCGCGTCGACCCGTGGTCGACGACGAAGACGTCGATCAGGTGGACTCGGTCTGGGCAGACGCACACAAGAAGGAGTGGTTCGAGGTCCTGCTCGACGTCATCGAGGAGCAGTCGAAGGCGGCGGGGACGACGAAGACGCCGCGCACCCGCGGCGCGAAGCACTACGTGGCGCGAGTGTCGAAGAAGCTGGGCGCCGAGCTCGTCGAGACGCTGGCCGGGCCGCCCGCCGGGTTCACGACCGCGAAGGCGCCTCCCGAGGACGTCAAGAAGAGCGACGTCGTCTGGTACGTCGTGGGCGACCAGGTGGTGGGTCGCGTGGTGGTCAACACCCTGGGCCTCGACGGGGTGTTTTGGCGCCAGGGAGGCGCCGAGGTCCTCGACCTGCCCGCGCCCGAGACGCCGCGGTCTGGGTGGCGTGAGCTCTACGAGGAGGAGATCGGCGCGCTCGAGCGGGCGCGCGCCGGCGACGTCGCGCCCGTCGAGGACGTCGAGCCCGAGGGGCACCCGGTCGTGGTGCTCGACACGCCGGCGCTTGGCGGCCTCGTCGAGCTCGCGCTCGTCACGCTCGACGACTCCCCGCGCAACCCCCGCCAGACCTACGACGACGACGCTCTCAGCGAGCTCGCGACGTCGATCCAGTCCTACGGCGTGCTCGAGCCGATCATCGTGCGGCCAGGCGAGAAGGCGGGGAGGTACGAGATCGTGGCAGGGCACCGGCGCGTGCGCGGCGCGCGCCGCGCGATGCTCAAGACGATCCCGGCGCTGGTGCGCGAGCTGACCGACGCCGAGGCGCTCGAGATCGCGGTGATCGAGAACAACCAGCGCGAGGACCCGGACCCGCTCGAGGAGGCCGCCGGGCTGGCCGCGCTGGTCCAGGAGCACGGGCGCGAGCTCGACGACCTGGCCGCGCGGCTGGGGCGCCCGGTGCGCTACGTGCGCGAGCGCGTCCAGCTCGCGGGGCTGGGGGACGGCGCGCGCGAGCTCGTCGCCGCGGGGCGCATCGGGCTGGGGTCGGCGCTCGCCGTGGCGCGCCTGCCCGCCGAGCTCCAGCGCGCGCTGTGCTCCCCCGGTGGCCAGCTCGACCCGGCGTCGACGTCGGGGTGGCAGGGGTCGGGGCAGCCGAAGTCGTGGTCGCGTGACCAGGTCGACGAGGCGATCACGCGCGAGACGCGCGACCTCTCGCGTGCGCCGTGGGAGCTGGACGAGCAGCTCGGGTGCCGGCGCGCGTGCGTTGGGTGCCCGATGCGCTCGAGCGCGCAGGCGTCGCTGCTGCCCGGGGCCGAGCAGGGGGACCGGTGCCTGGACCCGGCGTGCTGGTCGGACAAGGTCGCCGAGCTCGAAGCCAACGCCGCCAAGGCTCTGGCTGATGAACGTGGGGTCGAGGTGTGGGGCGTGGTGGAACAGATGCGCCTCGAGGACAGCAAGGAGTACGAGAGCAACACGATCGTGCGCGCGGACTCGAGCGCCCTCTACAGCAACGGAGGCATGACGTGGGAGGAGGTCGCGCCCGAGACGGCGCGCTACGCCAGAGCGAGGGTGTGGGGCTATGCCAACAGCCTCGACGTCGACGTCTACATGTTCAAGGCGCAGGCGCTCGCTGAGGTCAAGGCGCGCGACGAAGCGCTGTGGTCGAAGATCACGGGGCGCGCGACCAAGGCCAGCAGGGCGGCGGCGAAGGAGGCGAAGAAGGCGCGCCGCGAGCAGCGCCAGCGCGCGCTCGAGGTATGGGAGGTCGCGCCCGCCGGCGCGCTTGGAGTCGTCGAGCTGGCGCTGCGCGAGTGGCTCACGCGTGACCACCAGACCCGGGACGTCGCGCTCGAGCTCGTGCCCGAAGGTGCGGTTACGGGGGATTCGAAATATGCGCGCGTGCAGTCGCTCGGGCGGTGGGTCTCCGGACTGCCGGCCGACGAGCTGGGCGCGTTCGCCGAGCGGGTCTTCGCGCACGTGCTCGAGCCCGAGGAGGTCCTGGCCAGGCTCGAGCGCGCGGGCGTCACCAGCGACCAGGCCGACGGCGCCGACGCCCTCGAGGGGGCGGCCGAGTGACCCTCCACCGCATCATCCCGGAGCGCTCCGGACAGCCCGACCCCGACGACCCCTGGTTCGGGCTCGCCGAGGACGTGACCGACGAGTTGCTCGTGGCCATCGACGAGCAACTCGTGCTGGGGCGACCTCTCCACGAGGTCCTGCTGGCGTTCGGCGTCGAGGACCTGGTCACCGTCGAGGAGCTCGACGACGGGATGGTGTCGGTGGTGGTGGACGTGGGGCGCCTGGTGGCGCGCGTGTTCGAGGAGGGCTCGTGAAGGTCTCGACGAAGACGTGGCTTGGGGACCTCGAGAAGCGGGACCACAAGACGTTGATGAAGGTGTGGAAGAAGGAGTTCCCGGAGCTGGTCCGGGGCTACACGACGGAGCGCGCCCTCGCGGTGCGCCGAAGAGGGAGGAGAGGATGCAGCGAAAGGACGGGAGCTATTACGACCAGGTCAGGGCATACGGACCTGTGAGCGTGAGCATGGATGCCAACGGGGGCGAGGTGGCGCTGAAGGTGCACGAGAAGGACGGCATGGTGCGTCTGTCCATCGAGAAGGTGTACGAGATCGCGCTCGGGATGCTGTGCGCCGCGGCGGTGGCCAATCCCGATTGCGTGGCCACGCGCATCAGGGAGGAGGACGACACGGACCGCCTCGAGGCAGGGGACGTGTACGCACGTCACGCCGAGGTCTTTGGGGTGAACCAGGAGGAGCTGGACGCGCTGCGCGCGCGCCTGGTCAAGATGCTCGGAGAGGCTGGCCTGGCCAAGGCCGAGGCCAATCCGGTTGGCCTCGAGATGCTGACCCAGCTCGAGGTCGCCATGAGGCTGACCGACGACCTCGACGCGCACATTCGTCGCCTCGACCGGGAGCGGGACATGCACCTGGCTTCGTGGGCGCACTCGGCGGGTCGGCTGCTCGAGGCATTCGGGTGCTCCGACGAAGAGGAGTGCACACCGAGCAGCGGCGCCTGCGCGACGGTCTGGTGTCTCTACCTCGACGACGAGCGGGATCCGAAGACCCCGAAGCCTTGGGTGGTGGTGCGCACGGTCGACGAGCTCAAGGTCGAGGTGGAGCGTCGAGGCTTCCCGCTGGTGGTCTCGCTTGACCACGACCTGGGCGAAGGCGAGCCGACGGGGATGGACGCGATGCACTACCTGGTCGACCTGGGGCGCACGCTCGGGATCGACCCGCACACGCTCGAGTGGAACGTCCACTCGGCGAACGTGGCGGGCGCGGCGAACATGCGTGGGCTGCTCGAGAGCTGGAGGAAGTGGTGGCGCATGGAGCACCCGGAGGGCACGTGACCCACGACGAACTACGTGAGGCCATCGAGCGCGTGCGCGCGCGCCGCGAACTCACCGGGCTCGGCGGCGACGAGATCACGCTCACGCTGCGCCGGCCGCGACCCCCGACGTCCGATCGCGTGCGGCTGTGGTCGCGCGGAGGCGGACCAACGGGCGAGGTCCTGAACGCGAAGAAGCACCCCGACGGGGGCTGGAACATCACTGCGGCGTTCGACTGCACGTCGATCCTCAACAGGATCGCCTACCTCGAGGAGCGCGAGGCGAAGCCGCGCGCGTCGCCTGAGCCCGAGGACGGCGAGGAGGTGTACGAGGGCGTGTTCAACATCGACAGGAAGGAGAGGCGATGAGCGAGAAGGCGAAGAAGGTGCTCGAGCTCGAGATGACAGCGCGGTGCATCGGAGGCATCGACACCGACGCGCGCTGGATCTTCGAGTCCGCGTCAGGCGAGAACCCCTGGGGCGCGCTCGAGGTCGAGCTCGACGGACGCTCAGAAGCGGGCCGCCAGCTCGACGACGAGAGGGTGTACCGCGTGACGGTCGAGCGGGTGCAGTACAGCCCCGAGCTCATCGTCGAACTCGACGGGGTGCGCGTGGAGTACTACGGCCAGGTCGTGCCGCTCAACCAGGTCGCCGCGCTCGAGGTCGTCGCGCCGCGGGTCTTGAAGATCACCCCCTGGGAGGTCCCGATGGTCGGTGTGATCCGCGCGGCGCTCGAGGCGCGCGGCGAGGAGACCTGGGGGGTGAGCGAACACGGCTCGTACGTGCGGGTCGTGTTCAGTGGACGGGTGTTCAGCAGTTCGTGATCACGAACGGGCCCCTTCGTGTACACGAGGGGCGTGAGCATGACCAAGAAGACCACACAGAGAGATGGGGCATGGAGGGCGAGCCGATGGATCTGGCCGATGAAGTCGCGGTGCATGAGCGTCGCGAGCGCACCCGAACAGATACGACGATCTAGAGTTCTATACCGTTGGATAAGACAGCCGAGAGAGCCACCACGAGAACATCGGGGGTGACTGTGTTGGCTTGGTTCGTGCGTGGTAGAATGCCGGGCTTGGAACCAACGAACCCATAGGAGGGATGAGATGTCGAAGCAGAGTACGAACGCGCTCAACTACCACAAATGTCCTCATTGTGGTGTGATGAACCATCAAGAAATGGAAACCAATGATCTTCACACCGATTCGATCGTCGATGACGAGCTCAAAGGTATTCGACGCTACGAATGCGTGGGCGCGAAGACCTTTACGTGTCAAAACTGCAGAGAGGTCTTTGTCGACATCGTCAGGGCCGTGATCGGGAGGCCCTTGAGCGCTTCATATGATGAGCCCGTAGCTGACGTCTTGACCGCACTTCCTCAAAGGGTTGCGGTTTGGCCAAACCCTGAGGCGTTCTACATGCCCCACGAGAGCGTACCTGAGCGCTACCACGGACTGCTTAAGCAAACGTACGCGAGCTTGGAGGTGGCTCCTGAGGGCGCCGCGGTCCTATGTCGCCGCCTCGTCGAGGACATCCTCGCCAAGCAAGTGCCCGGCCTGGAGAAAGGGCGGCTTGTGGACAAGATCGAGAAGTACGTTGAGATGGAAGACCAGCCCAGACATCTGCGAAAGACGGTCGACGCAATCCGGGACCTGGGCAACTTCGGTGCGCACACCTCCGAGGAGAAGACCTCAGGTGATGTGATCTCGGTGACTCGCGATGAGGCCCAGACTGCCTGGAAGGTCGCCGTGTCCTTCATCAACCACTACTTCATCGAAGCGGCTGAACACGCTGAGTTGATGAGGAGGGTTGCCGAGATGAAAGCCGCCAAGAACCCCATCGACCCCAAGGCTCCGATCCTGCCGCCTGAGCCAACCGAGTAGGCAGAACCAAGCTAGCGATCCCGCCGGTGGCGTCTTCTGCACGAAGCTATTGCGCGGTGATTAACCGAGGAGGAAAGAGATGGCACAACAAGCAAGACCAGCATACGAATACCACCCATGTCCGCATTGCAGCATAACTTTCAAGCTTGGAGTGCCTTGGGGTAAGTCGGTGACGATCGAAAGAAAGGGCGCCCAAACACTTTCTCGTGTCTCACACACATTGAAGTGTCCTGCGTGTGGAGGCGTTTTTACCGAAGTGCTGCAGGCCCCCGCCAACGGGACGAATGTCTTAACGAAGTCGTCCAAGAGGGTCCATGTTTGGCCGAACGCCGACGACGCTTATATCGTTCCGGAAGAAGTTCCAGCGAAATACCACGAGCTGCTGCGCCAGACCTATCTCGTGTTGAAGGTTTCGCCGGTGGCCGCGGCGGTCATGTGTCGCAGGCTGCTCGAGTCGATCTTGGCCGATGAGGTGACCGGCCTCGCGCGCGGTCGGTTGGTCGACAAGATCGAGAAGTACGTCGAGATGGAGCATGAACCGTACTCGATCAGGCAAGGCGTGGACGCGATCCGAAACCTTGGCAACTTCGGTGCCCACAGCTCTACGGACATGACCACGGGTGAACTCATTGGTGTCGAGCGCGAAGACGCTGAGTTTGCGTGGGACCTTGTCCTGGAGGCCATCGATCACTACTTCGTGAGCAAGCAAGAGCAGGCCGCGTTCCTGACGCGCGTCCAAGCCATGAAGGCCAGGGCGGGGAACACACGAGCCCCCATTCTACCTCCCGAACCTGAGGACGAGTAAGCCAACCTCCCGCCCCCGCGACCTCTCCCCCTCCGAGAACCCGACTCGGAGGACCCACCCATGCACTGCATCCGCCTCGACGCCCTCGAGCTCATGCGCGCCGGCGACATGATCCCCTGGTGCCGTCGCCCCCTCTACCTCACGAGCGACCCCGAGCCCGACGATCGCGGCCGTCACGTCGCCACCGGCGAGTGGGACGGCGCCCAGGTGCGCGTCGTCCAAGCGCCCGACTCCGAGCTCGAGGTGTGGTGCCTGGTGCCGCGCCAGCGTTCGGGTTGGCGACCTGGCGTGACAGACGCAACGCTACGCACCCAGGCGCCGAGAACCTCCGCACGGACCCGGCGCACGCCGTGCCGGGTCGACACCACCGAAGACGTCGAGGTACCCCATGACGCCCAACACGAAGACGAGCTCGCCCGCAACGCCGCGCCGCCGCGCACACCCTGCTCAGCACCCCGGGATCATGGAGGTCGCCCTGATGTGCGCAGGTGAGGACGCGCGCTCGCGCGCCGAAGTCGCGCGCGCGCTCGAGCTGTGCGAGGCCGTCATCGACAGGTGGCTCGCCGCACGCAACTCGCCTCCTCAACTCGAGCTACTCCCCGCCCCACCACCACACCAGCCCGCCCCCGACGAGCTGCACCCCGGAGACGACGACGAGCCCGACGTCGAGCTCGCCGGTCATCCCCAGGCGCACGAGGGCGACGGCGATGCCCGCGCCGCCTGACCCCATGAGCGTGGCGCCAGCGACGCGCGCCGGCGGGGGGCGTAGCGCGAGCGCGATCCGCTCGCGCTCGAGCTCGTCACGCAGCCGGCGCGCCTCGGCCTTGGCCTTCTCCTCGCCTTCGCGCGCGGTGTCGCGCGCGCCGATGGCCGCGGCGCGCTCCTGGTCGGCCTTCGCGCGTGCGGCGTCGACGCCAGCGCGTCGCGCGCACTCGACGTTGACCTCCTCGGAGACACACACCTCGCAGGGCAGGTCCTCGATCAGCCTGGTGCCGCACGCGTTGCGCCGCTCACGGGTCGGAGGATCCCCCTCCTGTGCGGCGGCGGTGGATGTCGAGCAGGTGAGCATCAACAGCGTCGCGATCAGGGCGCGGCGCGGGGTCGTCGTCTTCACGATGGACCTCGAGGTAGGAGGGGTTGGGGCGCTTGACATGACCGTCAGCGCCGTCGTCCCCCGACTCCGACCCGAGGGGCGGCGCAGGCGGGGGAGGGGGCGGGAGTTCGGGGGCGTCGCGTCGCTCCCCGCGCAGCAGCGCCCACAGCCCACCCAGCAGCGTCGCAGCGCCGGCGATGAGGCCGGCGCGCTGGCGCCAGGTCAGGCGCGCCGAGGCGATGGCGACGCCGACGCACACGGCCGCGCCCAGGACGGCGAGCAGGGTGAGGTGGTCAGGGCTCATCGGTGACCTCGCTGGGGGCGCTCAGGCCGTCGCCCAGGTGGACTAGGCCGCGCGCCTGGAGGTCGGCGGTCGCGGCCAGCAACAGCGTCTCGACGCGCTCGAGCTCGCTGGCGGGGTGGACGTCGACGGTCTCGCCGGCGACGTCCTCGATCACGATGAGGTAGGCGGGCGCGGCGCCGCAGTCGATCTGCCGGGCGAGCGTGACCAGCCGCCGTGAGAGCGGGGTGCGCGGGTCGTAGGTCGGGGCGTCGTCGGCCTCGGGGATGTCGACGTCGTGTCTCACGCGTCCTCACCCCGTGCTTCGCTGGTGACCTCTCCCAGCCCGCGAGGCTCCCACCCTTCAGGCGCCGAGTCTGGCAGGCTGCGTGCCTCGTCGGCGTCGGCGAGCAGGACCTCGGCAGTGTCGGGCGCGCGTGCGTGCAGCGCACGCATCGCCTCGTCTCGCTGCTCTTTGTAGCTGTCCCGCTCGGCGCGGGCCTCGTCGCGCTCGTCGGTGCGCTCGGCGAGCCGATCACGCAGGAGCTGGACCTCGCCATCGCGCGCGCGCAGGTCCCCGCGCAGCTCACCCAGCTCGACGCTCACGGCGTTGAGCTTCTCCTGGATCTCGCGGTTGACCTCCTCGAGGCCCACGATCCGCTTGCGCAGCTCGGCCTGCGCGTCGAGCTCGAGGCGCGAGCCATCCGAGCGCGCCTTGAGGATCGCGCCGATGATCCCGCCGATGCCTGCTGAGCCAACGAGCCCAACGGCCAGCGCGATGACGGTCCCCATGTCGGCAGCCATTACGACCCCCTGTGTGCGATGGCCGCGGCGATCACCTCGTAGACGGCGTAGGCGAGCAGCCCGGCGCACGTGAGCAAGATGGTGCCGTAGATGGGGGGAGCGGTCGTCCTGGGGTTCGCGCCCATCATCGCGATGAGCACGTAGCTCCACACGAGGACCTGGAGCACACACGCACCCACGCCAGCGAGCCCGCCGCGCCACGCGCCCGCGACCACGGGCACCACGAGCAGCGTGACCACGCCGCCCTGGAGCCCGAACGGGCCCATGTGCTCAAGCAAGTCGAAGCTCGCCGTCGAGGCAGGGTCGACCCACAGCGCGAGCCCCAGGCCCCATGAGAGCTGAAACACCGCCATGAGCAGGACACCGCCGACCCACAGACCGTGGAAGACCAGGCGTCGCCTGGGGCCCGCGTGCGTCAACTCCACGAGCTGCGCGGTGGTCATCTGGGAGACGTCGCTCACCGGCTCGCCTCCTGACCCTCACCCAGGCCGAGCGCATCGAAGTCGACCTGGTCGCTCCCCTTGCGTCGGTGCGCTGCGTGGGTGGCTGCGTTGCCCACCGAGTAGGCGAACACGAGCCCGAGCGTGAGGTCGACCCACTGCCCCCCGGAGACGACGCCCCCGAGCGTGAACGCCGTGCCCACGCACCAGGTGCCCAGCACCAGCGTCCACTTGCGCCCGCCCATCCTGTCCAGGAACGCCCTCATGCCCGACCTCCCCACAGCCCGAGGATGCCGCGCGCCAGCGAGACGAGCGCTCCCCCGAGCTCGGCGAGGTCCGCCGGCGGCGCCTCCACCTCGTCGGCGATCAGCGGCGCGCGCACGACCGCAGGCTGGTAGTGGTCGCGCACCCACGGCGACCACACCTCCCAGGCCCGCCCCGACCGGCGCACGTACTCGCGCAGGTTCGGGACGCGCCAGCGGGGGTTCGGGTTGAACTCAATCCACTCGAGCGCGTCGCCGAGCGTGGCGGCCGGGTGCTCGGCGAGGTAGTCGCGCACGCGCCGTGCCGTGCCCGCGCCCCCCTTCCACAGCACGGCGAAGCGCGCCCACAGCGGCGCGCGGTCGTCCTCGTAGTGCAGGCGGTCGGTGTACCTGACGCAGTAGCGCAGCCACATCTCGATGGCGCGCACCGGGTCGCCCGAGAGCGACGCGGTGGTCTTGCGCCCACGATCGGCGAACCCGACGTCGATGCCCGCCAGGCGCCCCATCTGGAGCATCCCGTAGTACTGCGACCCGCGGCGGTGCGCCTTCGGGTCTCCGTCAGACTCGACGTCGATGAGCACGAGCCCGACGGCGATGGGGTAGAGGTCCTCCCCCAGCCCCAGCCGCTCGCGCACGTCCTCGATCTCGTCGGCCCACCTACTCACTCTCTCGTTCATGTCGAACCTCCCATGCTCCAAAGAATCGCGCCCATCCACAGCCCGAGGTGCGCCAACGCGAACCGCGCCCGGTAGTCCTCGACCCTCACCGCGTCCGCCCAGCACACACCCACGAGCACGAGCCCCAGGACGAGCAGCGCCCACGGACCCCACGCCGGCGCCCACTCGGGACGCCAGCCCGTCCAGTGGCCCACGACCACCCCGAGCGCGATCGGCATGCACCACCAGCGGGCCATGAGCAGCTCGAGCTGCTCGCTGATGGTATCCCACGTAGGACCCAGCGCGGCCGGGATGATGTTCCAGGCGGCGGCCAGGAATACCCCGCCCAGGAACAGCCACCGGCTCACGCGCCCGCGCGCCTCGGCGCCCTCGGGTGTCTCGTCGGTCAGACGCGTCATCGCTCGACCCTCCTCCACGCGCTCGCCGGCGCGCCGGTCTCCGGGTCCTCGTCGCGCTCGAGCAGCCACACGCCCGCCTCGGCGAGCGCCTCGCCGAAGGTGCGCGGGTGCTCCGGGGTCGTGTCCCGGTCCTGCTCGAGCACGTGCCAGGACCCACCGAGCTGGGCCTCGAGCGTGGGGAGCGCGGCGACCGTGGAGGCGCGCGCGAGCGTGTTGCACACCCGGTGCGTGACGACCCACTCGCCGGTGACCGCGTCGGCGGTGCCGTCTGTGGCCGGGCGCCAGTCTGCATCTGCGTCGGCCGGCTCGCCCGTGATCTGGCTCATGGCCACGCGCGCGGCCGCGTAGGCTGCGCCCTCGTCGATCACCAGCGCGACGCGGTGTGTGTACTCGGTCGGCATCACGACCCTCCCAGGATGACCTGCGCGGCCGTGTCCAGTGAGGCGATCGTCGCGGGCGCGAGCGCCTCGGAGTAGATCGCCCAGTCGATGACGTCGCCAGCGAAGTAGTCGCTCCCCGACGTGGGCAGGCCCCAGCGCGGCGCCGTCGCGTTGTTGCCCACGCTCGTCGTGGCCACGGCGATGTCCGCGCCGAGCTGCGCGCCGTTGGCGTACAGGCGCATGCCCTCCTCGCCGCTGACGCCCGACCACGTGGCGGCGACCCCCACCCACGCGGTCGTGGCGCCCAGGTCGTAGGCGACCGTTTCGGGCGAGTAGGTCTCGCGCTTGAGTCCGTCCACGAGGTCGAGGCGCAGCCGGTTGGCCCCGCTCGTGTCGTCGATATAGAAGGCCACGCCGCGTGAGTTGGCGTTGACCCCGAGGGTGCGTGTGCAAAAGATCGGGTGTCTCGTACCGCTCGCAGCGTTGGCGAGCCGGAGCAACGCGTAGACCGTCCCCTGGCCACCGCCGCCCTCATCGTCGAGGCGATGCAGGAAGTCCCAAAGCGTCACATCCCCCGAGGGGTCCGGGTCCATGAAATCGTCCACGCCGTCGAACTCGATGCGCTCGGGCCCCGACCTGTAGGTGGGTCGACGCACCGTGGAGCCCTGACCGGACCTGAGCACGACTGCACCCGGGCCCTGGCCCGTCACGGTGGGGATCGGGTCGCCCACAGGGAGCGTGTTGCCCAGGCCACGGGACGTGGTCCAGGAGACGAGTGGACCATATGAGCCAGCGTCGAAGCCGGGCGCACTCGGGCCGCCACGACGCTGGCGCCCAAGGCGCAGCCCCCGCCCGAACGCACCGCGCCCCATCAAAAGCTCAGCCGTGGAAGTCACCGGATGACCTCCACGATCATCACGCCGACGGCCCCGTCGGTGCCGCTCTTGAGCGTGAGCGGGAGGTCGGCGCCGTCCTCGCCCCACCGCCAGGCCCCCACCACGAAGTCCTCGACGTCGTCAGCCACCGCCTCGTAGGTGTGCCCGACCGTGTCGGCCGGGTCGTACACGAGCTCGCCGGCCGCGCCCGCGCTCGTGATGATGATCGCCACGCCCGTGTTCGGGCTCAGCGAGCGCGCAGGCGAGGGCGTCGGGATCGTGCCCGTCCCCGAGGCGATGGTGACGGTGTCGTTGTAGAGCGGCTGGCCTTGGATCATGGTCATGTCGATGTACTCCGTGTGGGAGGTGATGGGTGGTGGCGGCCGCTACACGCTCACGCGCGCGAGCACCGGTGAGACCAGCGCGCGCCACGCGGCCCGCCCCGGAGCGTCGAGCACGTCCGCGCCGCTCCACACCCAGACGGCGTGGACGATGCCCGTGAGGTCGCCGGCGTTGTCGTTGGTCGAGCCGATCGCGCTCGTCTGGCTCGCGGTGTCCGAGGTCGCGCCGCCCGAGGACCCGATGCCTGTGAGCGTGCCCACGCTCACGCCGCCCACGAGCACCTCGGCGGTGCGCGCCGACCAGTCGATCACGACCTCGACGAGGTCTGTATTGCCCCAGGTCACAGGCCACGAGGCTGATGTGTAGGAGTCCCCATCGAGCCTGCGCATGCCGATGCCCACCTCGGTCGAGGACGCGTAGAGGTAGACGCGCGAGCCGGCCGCGGTCGTGCCGCGCGACCACCACGCCAGCCCGCGCTCGCCGTCTGCGACCTCGAGCTGGACCGAGACCACGAGCGCGATGTGCGCGCTCGTGACGTTGCGCATGAGATCGACGCCAGGCGCGTGCCAGGCGTTGCCCTCACGGTCGTAGGCCACGCCCACCTCCCCGTCGGACTCGACGCCCCAGACCACGCGCCGGGGGTGGGTGGCCGAGTCATCCGGGGGCGCGGCGTCGACCACGCGCGCCATGCTCGCGCCACCGTCGGCCTCGGGCCAGGCGCCGGCGTCGATGGCGTCGGCGCCGGCGTAGTGCACCGTGGCCGCCCCGTCTGGCCAGATGAGCGGGTTGGGCTCGGGCGCAGGTGACGCGACCGACCGGCGAAACCGCTCCCGCAGCCGATCGCGCCAGCGAGGCCTCATGCGTGCGCGCAGGCTCCCCATGCTCAGGCCTCGTTGTGCGGGAAGACCTTGACGGTCACGTTGCCCGATCCCGGCGCCGTCGTGAGCTGGACCGCGATCCGCGGGTAGCCCTCGGTGTCGAGCGCGTCGAGCGCGCCAGCGGTCTTGTCGAGCGTCTGGGTCGAGTGCTCGAGCCAGTGCTCCCCGTCCCACAGCCAGATGACGATCTCGCTCGTCTGCGCAGCGACCGAGTGAACGTACCCGAGGTTCACCGTCGCCAGGCCCTCGATGTCGGCGCCGTCGCCCACGACGGTGGGAGCCGCGCCCGTGGCGGTCACCTCGTCGAGCAGCCGGTGGGGGGTGAGGGCCGCCGGCGCCACGCGCATCGTGGCCACGCCGGCCTGGGTCACGCCGCGCGCCCAGCGCACCGCGCTCTCGAACTTCTGCCAAAGGGTCGTCGCCACAGGTCACCTCGAGGTGGAGTCGGGGGGAAGGTTTTTCAAGGAGGAGCTCAGTGGGCGGTGACGTGCAAGCGCACGTCGAGCGCGCCGGACGCCGAGGGCTTGAGCAGGGTCGTGACTCCGTCGGACAGGCGCGTCTCGAAGAGCCAGATCTGGGCGGTGCCCACCGCGGTCGTGCCGACCTGGGCGGTGTAGATGTAGGCGTCGGTGTTCTTGTCGGCGGTCACCGAGCCGCACGTCACCGCGAGCCTGGGCGCGGCGGGCAGCGCGTCGGCGAACGTGAGCTCGATGGCCCCCGAGGAGAGCCAGGAGACGCCAGCAGCGTTGTACTGGACCTCGCCGCCAGGCAGGCTCGCCGTGCCCCCGGAGGTCGAGGTCTGGATCACGCACGAGACCTTGGTGAGGTTGTCGAGGTAGAGCGCGGCGGCGTGCCCCACGTCAGGCGTGCCGCCGGCGGACTCGGTGCCGTTGGGGCTCTGGCGCCTGGGCGCGAACGTGCTCATGGCGAGCGCGCGCCTGGACTCGGTGGGCTTGATGGCCTGCCAGTCGGTCGTCGTCGTCGGCCCCGTCACGCCGGCGCGGTCGAGCGTGGTGACCTTCTGGTCGGTCGCGGCGGCCGAGTTGGGCCCGAAGACGAGCTCGCCGCGCACGCGCACCGTGGGCAAGACGAGCTCGCCCTTGAGCGGGTTGAGGTTCGTGGGCCGGAGCTCGGCGATCCAGTCGTCGGTGGTGTCCTCGGTCAGCACGACCTCGGCGTGGTCACCCCAGTCCACGTGGTCGAACAGGTTGACCTTGGGCGCGCTGCCGTCGGCGTCGGCGCCGTCGTGGACGTGCTCCTGGGTGGCGTTGAGGAAGTCGGCGGACACGACGGTCACGCCGTCGACGAAGGTGGTCTTGGCCATGGGTGGGCCCTCCTCGAGGGGATGGGTGCGTGCGGTCAGGCGAAGTCGGACAGGACGACGTCGTCGGTGTCGACGATCCGGTACTCCATGTAGGCGGGGACGACGGGGACGAGCAGGTCGCGCAGTTCGTCGACGTCGATCGACCCCGGCGGGATCACGACCTCGTAGCGCCAGGGGTAGGCGCCGCCGAGCGCGTCGCCGGCGAGCGCGACGCCGGCGATGAACGGCGTCGTCACGATGGAGCGCGCCGTGGCCTCCACGCCCACGAGCGCGCGCACGTACAGCTCGATGCCCTCCCTCGTCCCCTTCATCGGCCACAGCGTGTGCGCGATCGCCACGAGGTTGCGCTTGCGACGCTCGGTCAGCCCGTCCTGGCGGGGCAGCGAGGCCACGCGCATGAGCCAGTCGAGCCAGTCGACGGGGGCCGCGGCCGGGTCGACGTAGCGGTGGCGCGTGGCGATCAGCGTGCGCCAGGTGTCCAGCGACGCGCCCAGCGCCACGAGCAAGGCGTACTCGAGCGCGCGCGCGCGCCAGTGGCGCGGCGCGTAGTCGGCGAGCCGGGTCATGGTGTCCTCGGGGGATGAGCGGGGGGTGTGGAGGGTCAGACGACGTCGAGCGTGAGCGCGCCGGGCGGGGAGTACTCGGTGCCCAGGTGGAGCAGCCCGAAGTTCCCCACGAGGTCGGCCGACCCCGCGCCGGCGGCCACGTCGGCCGAGAGCGCGAACGGGGTCCCCCAGTCGGCGCCGTAGTCGTCGCTGATGTAGTAGGTCGCCGCGACGATGCGGCGCACGCCCTCGACGCGGTCGAGCAGGCTGATGATCTCGTTGCGGTACATCGGCTCACCCCAGCGCCAGCCCTCCCCGAGCAGCGTCACCCCGTCGGCGTCGAAGACGTCGGTGGCGCTCAGGTACAGCTCGAGCGCGTCGACCATGGCCGCCTGCACGTCGGCCTCGTCCACGCCGGGCAGCAGCTCGGCCTGGACGTACGAGATCCACACCAGGCGCACGGTGGGCTGGAAGACGGAGAAGTTCACCCCCGGGAAGGCGCGCGCGACGAGCTCGACGCCAACCGCCTCGACGAGCGCGGACGAGGCCGACTCGTTGAGGTCTTCGGCGACGATCCCCACGGTCATCGACCCGGCGCCGAGTGTGAGCCCCGAGACGCCGTCGGTGTAGGTGTTGCCGATCGCGCGCGCCCTGGCCACCCCGGCGACGCCGGCGGCGAAGACCTCGGCGTCCTCGGCGGTCACCACGCGCTGCTGCGCGCGCACCTCGAGCGCGGCGCGCGCACGCGTCTGGGCGATGAGCTCGACGTCCTGGCCTCCCGAGGCGCCCGCGGCGTTCGTCACCGAGGCGATCCCTGCGACCGGTGTGACCAGGGTGTCGATGCTCGCCGCCCCGACGTTCCCGGCCGCGCCGGCGACGAGCGCGGTGGCCGCCACGTCGGCCGTGCCTCCGGCGCCCGGGACCTCGACGTCGGCGTCGGTCGCAAACGTCACGGCCTCCTCGCCCACCCCCGCGCGCACCAGCGTCCCGGAAGGCACGGTCACCGCGCCCGAGCCCCCGCCCGTCGTCAACGTCACCGTCACCGTCGCCGACGTGGCGGCCTGTGGCGTGATGCCCAGCAGCTCGAGCAGCTTGAGCTCGAGCTGGTCGGGAATCTGCGCCATCGCGAAGAGGAGCTTGGCGTAGTAGGCGCCGATGGCCTCGACGAGCTTGACCGCGAGCGAGGAGCGGTTGCGGTCGGTGAGCTCGTCAGGCAGCGCGTCGACCACGTCGGCGACGACCTCGTCCTCGTCGCGCGCGTCGAGCTCGGGCAGGGCGATGGACATGTGTACCTCAGACCTTGCGGTAGAAGGGGAAGATGCGGTTGAGGCGGGTGCGCCCGTCGTTCAAGACCAGGCCGATCTGCATGGCGACGTCGCCGTCGGTCCCGCCGGCGTCGGGCAGCACGTTGACGTAGACGTCGCGCACGCGCGGCTCGCACGACTCGATGGCCTGGCCGACCGCCCACGCCAGGCGCTCGACGTTGGACACCGGGTCGAGCAGCTCGATCGCGGCGCCGAACGTCGGGTCGAGCGGACACGACCCCAGCGGCGTGGCCAGGATCTCGGCGACGGACTCCCACACGCGCTCCTCGCCGCCCGTTAGCGCGAGCCTGCCCGCACCGGTCGCGCGCGCCGGGCGCTCGAGCCCGGCGCCGTAGGTGCCTGTGGTCATGGGGTCCCTTGGGATCGTGGGGAGGTCAGGTCAGCTCGGGAACGAGCAGCTCGGAGCGGGCGCGCTCGGGCGCGAACACCACGGGCACGCAGCGCGCGAGCCACAGGATGAGCCAGGCTTCGGGGCTCACCTCGAGGTCGACGGCGTAACGCCCAGACTGGCTCGTGAGCAGCCCGCGCCACGCGCGCGCCGAGCCGTCGGCCTCCTCGAGGTCGGCGTCCACCACCGCGAGCGCAGCGCCGGCGGCGTCTTCACCGGGCGCGCGGAACGCGAGCGTGTAGGCTCCGAAGGCAGTATCGGTGACGAGCAGCTCGCCGCGGCCTTCGAGCTCGGGCGTCGCCCAGACGAGGCGGACGCCCTGGCCGAGCTCGGCGGCGAGGTCGACGTCGTCGGCGCCGTCGCCCTCGACGAGCCCGAACTCCACGGTCATGCGCTCGGCCGAGGAGTGGGTGCGGCCCTGGAGGTCGAAGGGGTCGTCGATGGCGTTGAACTCGAGCAGCTCGCGCCACACCCTCCACTCGCCCAGCTCCTCGTGCGCGAGCCGGAACGCGGTCTCGCCGCCGGTGAGCGCGCGGGCGCGCTGGGGGCGCGAGTCGGCGCGCGCGCCCAGGCGGTCGAAGGGGGACTCGGACTGGCTCACTGCGGACCTCGCACGATCTTGGCGTTCGCCATCATCTGGACCGAGACCTGCGCCACGCGCGCCAGGCCCGCGGCGTCGGTGCGCACGCGGTTGACCGACACGCTCGAGATGCTCCCGCGGTAGCCGTGGGCGCCGAACTGGACGGTGACCTGGGGCGGCTCGAGCAACGGGCGACGCACCTCGAAGGGCAGGCGCTCGAGCGGGCGCAGCACCTGGTCCTCGAGGCGGCCGGTGTCCTCGCTCGTGGTCAGGAAGTCGAAGGAGAGGCGCGCAGGCTCGTTGCCCGTCCAGTCGAGCGCGTCACGCTCCACACCGGGCGCGCCGCGCGGCTGCCACTTCGCGGTCCGCTCGTGGGTCCACCCCTCGGGGTTGTGCAGCAGCGTGACGAGCTCGGGGACGGGGTCGAAGTGGAAGGCGAGCGTCACCCGGTAGCCCTGGCGCGCGGTGGCCTGCACGCCGGCTGTGGTGACGAAGATGGTCATGGGGTTCCTTTGAGGTGGGTTGGAGGCCTGCTCGAGCATCGCCCGGAACTCGGCGTTCTCAGCCTTCACCAAGCATTGCACGCACACCCACGGCCATCGGTGCACGTTCGATTGCGTGGGATGCAGGTGTCGCCACATGCCTTGCCGTTCTCGCAAAACTTGCAGCATGAGCGCCCCTTCTTCTCCGACGCATGCTTCTCCAGCCACTCCATGGTCTTGATCCGCTCATCTTCGGCGATGCGCTCGATGTCCTTCTCGTTCGGGTAGGGAGCGGCAACGACCCAGCTCGCAGGGACATACCCATACTCATAGTCACTGACGCCGTGGTCGCGACGCTTGACCTTGACGATGTCTCCGCCTCCTTCTGCCTCGATTCTGGAGCCATTGGGCCAAACATAGAGGCTATACTCCTTGTACGCCTTCTTCAGCGAGAGCTTGCCCTGGAGGGCCCCTTTTCGCTTCAGGAAGTCCTCCACGGCCTGTTCCCCCCTAAAGACAGGCACCATGTCAGGATAGATGCTGGGAGTGAGGCGCCTCTCGGATGCTTCCTTGGCGCGCTTCTCTTTGCGTTGCCTCTCATACTCTCGGAGTTCATCCGCTTGACGAGCCTGCTTCTCGCGAGCCTGCCGATTCGCCTTGTCCATGCTCGACTCGCACCCGACGACGAGCGCCATCAGCATGAGAATGAATGCCATCCAGTGCTTCACGTTCCCTCCGTATGGTTGGTGTTGAAGGTGAACTTTAACACCAACCGAACGCCTACGCACCGGGCCCTCTTCACTCTCACTTCGCCTTGACCCTTGTAGCTCCGACAGCCCCAGCCCCCGATGGCAACGCCCCCGCGCCCGAAGGCGGCGCAGGCGGCGTCGTGCCGCTGGGCGGTGTGATGGCTGGTCCCGTGGGGACGCCTGGCGCCGCGCTGGTATGCACGTGCGTGTTCATGGCCGTCCACAGTGCGTCGAGCTCCGCCTCGACCTTGGAGGCGAGCGCGACGAAGTCGGCGGCATCGACCGCACCCAGCCGCACGTCGTCGGACTCGATGACCGCGGCGCCGTCGGGGACGTCCTCACGCATCGCGGCGCGCTCCTCGCCCCCCTCCCATCCCGAGTCCGTGCCCACGCGCAGCAGCAGGGACTTCAGCGCCCCGACTTCGAGGCGCCCAGGGTGGGCGTCGAGGTAGGCGCGCACCCACACCGTCATCGCCTTGACGCGCTCGTCCCACACCTGCCCGAGTACCAGCGGGAGCTCGGGCACGCCGTCGTGCGAGGTCACGGCCATGTACGTGTCGCCCGTGGCGATGACGTCGAGGATGGGCGAGGCGACGCGCCGGGCGTAGTCGAGCGCGCCCTCGGGGTACCAGTCGGCCGAGACCTGGAGACGCCGGAAGGTGCGCGCCACGCCAGTGGCGCGCGCGGTGTAGGCGCCGAAGCGGCGCAGTCTGGCGCCCTCGAAGGCCTCGCGCACCTCGCCCACGATGAAGTCGTACAGGTCGTCGATGTCCTCACGCGTCCAGCGCATCACACCACCTTCAAGAGCGCGAGCTTCGTGTTCAGGCCGGCCAGGTCGAACGCGACGCGCTCGGCCCTCCACGTCCCGTCGACGCGCGCGCCGAACCCCGACAGCGCGATGACCTCGCGCTCGGAGATGTCGGGGCGCAGCTCCTCGAGCGACACGCTCGCCTTGACCCTCTTCGTCACGCGCGCGCGGCCCTTCATGGCCAGGCGCCCCAGCTCCTTGAGGTCGGCCGGGGAGACCTCCGCGCCCAGGTTCAGGCCCACGCGCCGGCGCGCCGAGAGCCGCTCGGTGGCCTCGCCCTCGTCCTCCCCGCTCTGCTCGCCGTCCACGTCGAGCAGGCGCGCGGTCGTCGAGGGTAGCGGCTCGGTGATCGAGACGTCGAGGCGCGCGAGCTCGGGGGAATCCGAACGGATCACGACCCCCTGCGCCGAAGGCTCCTGGGCCGCCCACACCGGGGCGATGTGGAGGACGTCGCCGTCGACGAAGACGTCGTGCCCGAGCGCGGCGGCCACCCGCTCGAGCGTGTCCCAGTCCGACTCGGCGTGCTGGAGCACGGCGCCGTACCCCGTGAGTGCCTCCGGGTCGGCCGCGATCGTCTCGAGCGTGAGGCCGTCGGCCTCGGCGAGCTCGCGCGCCAGGTCCCCCAGAGAGGTGCGCGCGAGCGTGCGCGTACGACGCCGGCGCCTGGACGCGCGCGACCTGTCGACGGAGTGGAGCGAGAGGCGACCGGGCGCCCAGCTCCAACCCATCGAGCTCGCGCGGCCGTTGAAGATCGTGGTGAGCGTGGCCGGGGTCGGACCGACACGCACCGAGACCGGCAGCGGTTCGGCGCGCTCGAGCGCGGGCAGCGTGGCGAACAACTCGCCGTCGGGGTCGGCGAACCCGAAGGCCGCCGACGAGGACTTCTTCTTGCCGCGCTCGCGCACGACCTGACCCGAGATCAGGCGCACGTCCCCGCGCGCGAAGATCGCGCCGCCGATGTCCACGCTCACGATCACGACCGGCTCCTGTTGCGCTCGAGCGCGCGCCCCACGCCCTCCTCGATGGCCCCGACGCCGCCAGCGTCCACGTTGCCCTGGACGACGACCGTCACCCCGAGCGTGGAGAGCACGCCGTCCATCGCCCTCTTGACGTTCTGCCCGATCTCCTCGGCCGTGGGCATGCGCTGGAACTCCTGGTAGTCCTGCGGTCGCAGCGAGCCGGCCTCGGCGAGCTCACGCGCAGCCCTGCGCCCGCTCGCCCCCGCGCCCTCGAGCGCGCTGGCCAGCAGCGTCCCGTCCTCGTCGAAGTCGACCTCGATGCCCTGGCTGCGCAGGCGGTTGTTGGTCTGGGCGACGAAGGCGCGCTGCTCGAAGACGTTGGATGGGTCGATCATCTGGAAGGCGTTCTCGAGCCGGTAGCGCGCCCCGGCCGCGCCGCCTCCGCGCCCACCCTTGAACAACAGGCTGGTCTCGGCGCTGCGGATCTCGTCGCGCCGGAAGTCCTGCTTCTGCTGGTCGACCGTGCGCGTGAACTCCTTGAAGGCCATGGAGTTGCGCATGCCGTTGTACCAATCCGTCTCGTCCTGGGCCGCCTTGGCGCGCGCCTCGAAGTGCTTGTTGAACTTGTCGGTCGCCTGGGCGACCTGCCAGCCGCCGTAGCCCACCGCGGCGGTGGTGGCCAGACCTGCGCCCACTCCCGCGGCCAGGCCCGCACCAGCGACGCCCACGAGCCCCGAGCCGCTGATCCCGTAGGACCCCATCGCCACGCCTGCTCCCTTGGCGCTCCCCGCGCCGACCAAGGTCTTCAACCCCAGCTCGGCCGCTTCACCCAAGAGGTCGCCAGCCATGCCCCCCATCTCGCCCATGTTCACGACGTAGACGGGCATCGCGCCGGCGGCGCCGATGCCCTGGCCGAGCGCCCCTCCACCCCGGCCCATGCGCCCGCCCTTCTTGCCGAACAGCACACGCGAGCCCAGGCGCATGGTGCCACCGAGCAGCGCGCCGCCGCCCTGGACGGCCAGGCGCCCGGCGGCCCCGCCCGTGAGCTTGTTCACGAGCAGGCCGCCGCCCACGACCTTGATGACGTCGCCGTACTCCTCGCCGAACTTGCGCAGGTCGCGCACGAAGCCGGGGAACTCCTTGGCGAGCCTGACGCTGGCCTTGGCGATCTCGACGGAGTACCCGGCCAGCTCCTCCATGTCCTTCTTGAAGGCCGGGTCGGCGCCGAGCTCGCCGAACGCCTCGCCGACCTCGTCCATGCCGTCCTTCAAGACCTCGAAGGCGGGCTCGCCGCCCTTGCGCACGAACTCCTTGAACTGGTCCTTGAACGTCGAGAGCTTGCCGTTGAAGGACTTGCTGAGCGCGGTCACCGGGTCGCGCCCGCCGGTCTGTTTGGTCAGCGCGGCCTCGACGGCCTTGAGCGCGGCGTCGCCCAGGGTCTTTCCGCTCTCCTTGTACTTTTGAATGTCCTCCTTCTTGAGCTTGATCCCGAACTCCTTGAGACGCTCGAACTCGAGCCCTTCGGCGTCGAGCAGAGCCTCGACGGCGTCGCCCACGGACTTCGTAGGGTTGATCGCGGCGAACTTCCCCGCGATCTCGAGCAGCCTCATGTTCTCGTCGGCGTTCTCCCCGGTCAGACGCAGGAGCGCCTTACTCCCCTCGATCAAGTCGTCCTGCTGAAACGGCGTCTCGGCGGCGTATCGACGGACGCGCGCGAGGAGGGCGGCGGCCTTGTCGGCGTCGCCCACGAGCGTGTTGAACGTGATCTTCTGGGCCTCGAGCTTGGCGTTCGAGCCGATCAGCCCGTCGACGATCGTCTTGCCCGCGCCGCCGACGACGAAGCCGGCGGCGAGCGTCTTCAGGGAGGCGAGCTGCCCGAGGCTCGACTTCAGGCCGTCCCCGATCGAGCGCGCCGAGCGCCCGACCCGATCGAAGCTGCCCTCGAGGCGCGCAGCCTCCCGGCGCCCCCGCGCGAGCTCGGAGACCTGGGTGCGCCCGAGCGCGCGCGTGTCGCCCTTGAGGCCGCTGATCCCGCGACGCCACGACCCCACGCCCGCGAGGACGGGCTTGATCCTAAGTTCGGCTTCACTCACGTGTCTTCATCTCCCTGTACCATCGGTTGCGCAGCAGCGCGGCGCGGTACCACGTGTACGCGTCCGCCTTGGTCATCGACGCGAGCTCGCTCAGCTCGCACCCGATGGCGTCTCGCCAGACGAGGAGCTTGGCGCGTTCGGCGAGGCGCCCATCCCCTTTCCCTCAGGGTCGTCGGCCTCCTCGGCCTTGGCGGCCTCGATGGCCTTGATCTCGAGGCGCCTCTCGAAGCCACTGACCTCGGCGACGATCGTCTTGGCGTCCTTGCGCGGGAGGCTACGCAGGTGCTTGGCCACCGAGACCTCGCGGATCTCGCCGAGCGAGATGATGCACTGGGCGGCGAAGTGGAGTTCCCAGAGCGCGCGGCTCGCGCTCTCGGCCGAGACGTTGACGACCCCGGCCGCGCCGGCAAGCGCGACCGCGGCGTCGGCCTTGATCTCGTCGTCGATCAGCGGCGCGCGGATCGTGACCTTGCGGTGCGCCTTGCCGGTCTGCGGGTCGATGTACCCGCGCGCGAGCTCGAAGGTGTGGAGGTTCTCGTTCATGGTCTGCGTGCTCGAGGGATGGGGGAGGTGAAGGGGGAGGAGGGCGCGCCGGGCGCCCTCAGACGAGGCGGCGCGGCTGGACGACGAGCGAGACCATGGCGACCTCGGCGCTCCCGCGCGTGGCCGACGGCGGCGTGAAGGTCGTCTTGGCGCACCCGACGTAGCGCTGGGGCGGGCCGCTGGGCACACCCACGGCGGTCACCGGCTGGACGACGAGCGTAAGCTCGCGGCGCACGCCCGCGTCCCAGGCACGCACCCACGCGTACAGCGGCGCGTCGGCGACGGGGTCATGGGGCTTGGTGACCGTGACGGCCTCGACGGTCGACGGGCCGTTGACGTTGACCGGCGCGCCCCTGCCCCCGGGGAAGATCTGGGAGTTCTCGTTGGTGGTGCCGCCGCCCTCCTTGCTCGTGAAGAGCACCGTGGGGAACTCCTCGAAGTAGATGACGTTGAGGTCGACGGCGCTGAAGTTCTCGCCTGCCATGGGTGCTCCTGGTGATGGTGTCGTCGAGGTGGGTGGAGGGGGTCGTGGGCGCGCTCACGGCGCGCGTCAGAACTTGGCGAGGTCGACGAGGATGGTCTCGGCGACGAGCGCTGGGCGGAACCACGCGCTCACGCGCACGTTCCCGTTGTCGCGGTCGGCGTCGCTCAGAAGGCTCGCGTCGCACTGGACGAAGAACGCGTCGGCGTCGACGTCGGCGGGCTGACCCTGCACGGGTCGGTTGCCCGAGAACGCGCCCTGGTCGTACAGGTCGTCGAGGTAGGTCCAGATGCCGCCCTCGATGCGCGCGAAGAACAGGTCGTCGGCCAGGTCGAGCGCGAGCCCGTCGAGCGTGGTCTTGATCGCGTGGCCGATGCGGCACCACAGGGCGCCGGCGTGCATGAACTTCCAGGCGTCCTCGTCGGTCGCCGCCCGCGCGCCCCACAGCCTGTACCCCGAGCCGTCGCGGTCCCAGATGGGGTTGACGTTGGAGGCGAGCAGGAGCTCGGCGACGGCCTCGTCGATCAAGGGCTGGCCGTTGGACTGTGTCTCCCAGCCCACCACGCCGGGGAAGTCAAAGGCCGCGCCGCCAGCGACCTTGCCGGGGCCGACCTCGGCGAGCGCCTTGATGTAGCGCCCGAGGATGTGGCCCACGGGCGTGATGGCCTTGCGCGAGCCGGTGAGCTCGTCGACGACCTTGGGGCGCGGGTAGTAGAGCTGCGCGTTGAACGCGTCGATGTTCCCGCGCTCGGTGAGCGCGGCCGCGGGCGCCTGCCCCGCAGTGACCGCGAAGGGCGCGAGGTTGAAGAAGCTCTCGCCCTGCTCGATGAGCTCGGCCTTGACCGTGGCGTCCGAGTCGAGCCCGGGCGCGACCCCGAACCCGTAGCCGTAGCGCCGATCGCGAAAGGACTTCAGCCCCGTCTTCGCGCCGGAGACGTCCGTGCCCACGATGACGCTGGCCGCCGGCGCGTTGTCGTCGGCGCCCCCGTGCGTGGCCACCGCGATCGTGGTGGTGCCCTCGGCGGGGCGGTTGTCGGGCGCGGCGGTCGCGCTCGCCAGATCGGTGAGCACGAGGAAGACCGAGCCGGCGTTCACGCGCGCGATGCTCGCGTCGTCCATCTTGAGGTTGTCCCAGGTCTCGAGCACGTCGTCGACGTCGTCGAGCAGGGTGAGCTTGAAGGTATTCGTCCGGGTCCCGGCCGCGATCACGACGTCGAAGCCGTCGGCCCAGGCGCCCGGGCCCTTGAAGTCGACCTTGAGCGTGTCCTCCGGGCTGCCGGCGCGGTCGGCGAGCGTGACGCTCGAGGCCGTCGCGCTCGCGCCCACGATGCGCGTGACCCAGGCCAGCCGCCCTCCGGTGGAGAAGTACGCCTTCAAGAACTCGAAGCCTTCGGAGTACTCGGTGCCCGAGCTCGTGGGGGTCGCCTCACCGAAGACGCGCCGGAAGTTCGACAGCGAGGTGATGAGCTGGGGGACGTTGACGGGTCCCCGCTCGGCGGTCAGCGCGATCTTGAGCGCGGGGCCCGCGTCGTTGCCAAGGCCCAGCGGGCCGGGGGTGGAGCGGGAGATGAAGGCGCCTACACGGTTGCCCATGGTCAGTCCTCGTCGTCGATGGTGGTCGTGATGGTCTCGGGCGGGGCGCCTTCGCCTCGCTCGTAGTCGGGTTTGAGGTCGAGTTCAGTCAGCAGCGCGAGCCAGGCCGTGCGCGTGCGCCGGTCGTAGGCGGTGTGGTGGTCGGCGCGGATCGTGATCAGCGCGCGGCCGTAGTCGCCCGCGGTGGGCACGTAGCGCACCCTCGGCTCCTGGCTCATCAGGTCGCGCACGTGCGGGCGCGCAGCGTCCTCTCCGGGGAGCTGGACGTTCAGGGTGGCGTACTCGGCGAGCTCGGCGATCACGGCGTCGACGAGCGCGCCGCGCACCGTCGAGACGTCGCCGCGGCGCTTGTGGCCCCCACCCCTGCGGCCGACGACCTGGACGTCGAGCACGAGGATGTCGGAGACCTGCATGAGCCGGTGGCCGTGGCGCTCGAGCCAGGAGTACCTGGTCTCGACCTCCTCGATGAGGATGGCGTGGAGCTCGGGCTCGGAGACCATCTGCCCGGTGATCGCCTGGCGGTCCACGAGCTTGACGCCCGGGATCCCGCGCAGCACGAGCGCGAGCGCCTCGAGCATCTGCTCGCGGCAGGTGTTCTCGTCGGGGGTGGGCGTGGCCATGTCTTCTGTGTGCTTTAGGCGTCGAGGCGCCGGGCGATGCGGTCGGCGACGACCTCGCCGGCGCGCGCGAGATCGTCCTCGGACGCTGCGAAGAACTCACGCCGCGGCATGTGGCGCGTGCCCTCGTTGTGGAAGCCGGCCTTGCGGCCCTCGGTGCGGCTGGCGAAGTAGAGCAGGACCTCGTCGGGCGAGGCGCGCCAGGTCGCACTCGCCATCATCCTGCCGGTGTCGGACAGCGTGACCCTGTCGGTGCGTCGCCCGCGGCGTGAGCGCGATCGGACCGTGGCGCGCGCGTAGGCGTCGAACGGGTTGCCGTAGACGTCGACGCCCCGGCGCGCCCTGGCGAGGATGCGCCGCAGAATGAAGGCGCCCGCCTCCCCGAGCTCGGCCTCGGTCGGCTCGATGCGCGCAAGGATCCCGTCGAGCACCGCGTCGAGGTCGCTGGTGTCGAGCTGCTCGTTCATGTCGTCGTGTCTGTAGGGTCAGCCGCGGCCGAACCGGTGGAAGCCGTGGCCGGCGACGTCGCGCTCGCCCTGGCTCGCCTCGCCGTCTCCGTCGAGGTCGATGTCGAGCCCGGCGGCCATCACGCGCTCGAGCTCGTGCTTGTACATCCTGGCGTAGAGGGAGCGCTTGTGGTCGAACGGATCGTCGCGCTCACGCACGAGGTCCATCATCGCGAGCTCCATGACCCGATAGACCGCCGCGCGCGTGAGCTGGTGGTCTGCGCCTCCGGTGGCGGCCTGGGCGTTCGTGACCGCCGTGACGCCGGTGACGTCGGCGACGAGGTACGCGAGCTCGCCGGCGGCGACGTTCCCGGGGCGCCCCGAGGTCACGGCCGTGGCTGCGACATCCACCGTGGCCTCGCCCACGCCCACCGTGGCCTCGGCGTCGGTGGCGAACACCACGGCGCCGTACTCGGGGCACGCGTCCGGGTCGCCCACGCGTACGAGCGTGCCGGCGGGGATGGCCGTGCCCTCGGGCGCGGTGAACGTCAGCGTGACGGTGGCGTGGGCGCTCGCGTCGACGATGGCGTCGTCGGGGCACTCGAGGTAGCCGTGGCGGCGGAGGTCGCGCACCAGGTCCTCGGCGGCGCGCTCGTGCTTGCGGGGGAGCGCACGCCGCACGCGCTCGAAGAGGGAGGTGTCCTCTTCGGCCAGGTGGGTGTCGTTGGAGTAGGTCATCGAAGCGCTCGCCATTCATCTTCACTGAACCACTCAACCCGAACGGGTCTGAAGTGGTGCCGGCAGCGAAATCCACCCCCCGTCTGCATGACATCGGGCGTCTGCCCGTTGTCCATCCGGTCGATCTCCTCGCGCGTGTAGACCCGGCCCGCGCGACTCCGACAGAAGCCGCGCGTCACGGTGTCCACGGGTCCGAAGTACTCGAAGTACTCGAAACCCAGCGCCTCGGCCCGCTCGGTGACGACCTGCCGGCTGTAGCCGATCAGCGCGTCGTGGTGGAGCCTGTCGGTCTGCCCTCGCGCCCGGTCCGAGAGCTGCCGGAGCTCCCGGGTCAGCGAGGCCTCGTCGGCGCGCCCGAGCGCCTGGCGCATCACCGCGTCGCGCAGCAGCGCGTGATGGTAGCGCCCGAGCTCGCCGACCCGGTCGAGCCAGGTCGCACGCGCGAGCGCCGAGAGCGCGAGCGCGTCGCCTGCGAGCGGGTCCTCTCCGAGCCGCGCGTACCCCGCCTCGACGACGTCGGCCATGTGCTCGAGCGAGAGCGCCACGCGCCCGGCGTGCTCCTCGAGCAGCAGCGAGGCGCCGGCGCCATCGCCGAAGCGCTGGAACGAGGTGCGCAGCTGGGCGAGCGCGAGCGGGTCGGGCACGAGCCGACCGTCGGCGTCGCGCGGGATGCCCTGGCGCGCCCGGTCGATCGTGCGCTCGAGCGCGGCGAGGTAGGCGTCGTTGAGCGAGGCGACCTCGGCGTCCTGGCGCTCGTCGAGCCGCTCGAACAGCGCGCGGCTGATGTCGTCGAGCAGGGACACGACCAGGTCGCCTCATCTCGCGTGGGGTCGGTTCAGGCGCCCGCGGCCTCGAGGATCGCCTCGATGAGCGTGGCCTTGAGGTCGTCGGCGTCGAGCTCGAGCGAGTAGCGGTCCGCGGCGAGCTCGACGAGCTCGGCCTTGGTGTACGCGCGGAGCGACTCCTCCGTGAACTCCTCGGGCGGCGGCTCAGGCGCGCGCTCGGGCTCGGGCTCGGGCGTCGACGCGCTCGGGCGCGAGGCCACGGCGTTGGTCGCGTTGGCCTGCGCGCGGCCCTGGCGCGTGTTCTTGATCTGCCAGGCGCGCGCCTCCTCCGCGGTCGCGGGCGTGTAGCCCTCGCGCAGCAGGACCTTGGCGCGCCTGGAGTCGACGGCGACGACGCGGCCAGCGGCGTTCTTGATGAGCATGGTGTGCTCCCTTGTCTGTGGGGTGGTGGGGATTCGTCGGGGGTGGTGTGCGGGTGGTGGTGACCCGCCTTGAGCGTGCGCTCAAGGCGGGTCAGGTCGTCGGTCAGCCGACCCACTTCGAGGTGCCGAAGATCGAGTCGATCGAGGCGTGGGAGTCGTCGACCTTGGACTCGACCATCAGCGCGACCTCGTCGAAGGGCAGCGCGCTGGGCTCGAGCGCGACGCCACCCGAGGCCGGGACGTCGCCGGCGGCCGAGGCGCCGGCCGCATCGATCCACGCGCCCATGGCACCGGCCGAGTCGCGGTAGCGCCCCACGATCTTGGCGGCCGCGACGTTGGAGGCGTCGGCGTTGGTGAGGTAGTAGCCCACCGAGTTGTGCCCCGTGCACGAGAGCACGGACTCGGGGATGATGGCGAAGTCGTTGGTGGTGGCCTGGGCCGCGCTCAGCGCGGTGGCGTGCGCGGGCGCGCGCCGGCGCAGCTCGGCGGCGTGGAGGTTCTCGAGCGACATGTGCGGCTCCTTCCTGGAAGGTGAGGGCGTTGTGTGTGGTGGACGTCGCCCCGGTGCGCCCGGGGTGGGCGTGGCGGCGTGGTGCGCCGCCGGCGAGCGGTCAGCTCAGGATCTCGACCATCAGGCGGTCGTCGATCATCTTGGCGCCGAAGAGGACGTCGAGGGAGTACTGCATGCCGAGCGACCCGTGGCCGTACGACGCGATCATGCGGAACGCCAGGCCGGTCTCCTCGTCGGTGATGACGCGGGCGACGACGCCGGCGCGCTCGGGCGGCAGCTCGAGCGGGCGCATGCCGAGCACGATGCCGTCACGGTGCCCGGCGAGGTTGTGCTTGACGGGCCCGGGGGTCTCGATGATGCGGTTGCTCGTGTAGACCTCCATGCCGTAGATCATGCCGATCTCGGCGCGCCGCAACGCGTCCCCATTGTCACCGGACTCGTTGACCTTGGTGAGCTTGTCGGTGTCCAGGAGGTTCTTGCCATCCTTGGTGTGGATGCACGCGAACCTGCCGTCGTCGTCAGGGACGTTGTTCGTCTGGAGGGCCTCCCAGGCGTCGAGGAGGGTCCCCGGCGTGATCGCGGTGTTCCCGGCGCCCACCTCGGTCGTCGCGTCGACGTAGGTCCCCGCGAGCACGTCCTCGATCGAGGTCGCCAGGCGGTTGATCGCCTGCTTGCCGTAGTCGAGCGCCTCGTCGATCGCCACGGCCCTGGCGCGTGACTCGACCGCCCAGCCCACGACCTTGTGCTGGTTCAGGTTCAGGTCCACCGACGTGTTCTCTGGGGCCTCGAAGGTGATGTTCGACTTCTCGCCCTTGTCCTGCACGCTCAGGTCCCCGAGCTTGACGACCGAGATCGTCGCACCCTTCTTGCTCGGCTCCTCGCGCACGTCGCGGCGCACGAGGTTGGCGAGCACGAGACGGTCGCGCAGGTAGTCGAGCACCTCGACCATGAGGACTTCGGGGATGGCTTCGGCGGCGTCCGCCGTGGAAACGATGCCCATTTTCAGGCTCCTTTCGTTTGGGGGTGTACTTGGTGGGTTTTCGGGGGTGTTCCCTTGCGCCACCCCCACGACGGGGGCACCACAGGCGGATTCACTGGTTGTTTCTGGCGCGCCTCTTGAGCTCGGCGCTGTGCTTACGCACGTAGGCGACGTCCGAGAGCTTGCTCTCGTCGATGCCCTCGGGGGGCGGCTGCCCCCCTCCTCTCGACTGGGCGCCCGTGCCGCCCGCGGCCGGCTGGAAGTGTGGGTTCATCGCGACCCACGACCTCACGAACGTCGAGACCTCGAGGTCCGCGCCCGCACCATCGGTCATGCGCTGACCCTGCTCGTCGAGCACGTACACGCGCCCGTCGTCACCGCTCGACACGCGCCCCGAGAGCAGCGTGGCGACCTGGTCGACGTTCACCGCGCCCGCGGCGTTGGCTGCCTCGATGAGCGCGCCGCGCTCCCTCGCACGCTTCGTGTTCGTCTCGAGTTCGACGCGCGCGGTGCGTTCTTGCTCGAGCTCCCTCCTCAGGGTCTCCTCACGCTCGGCCGCCAGGCGTTGCTCGTGCGCCACGGCCTCCTCGAGGTTCCCCTGGCTGCGAAGCCGCTGCGCGGTGGCCTCCTGCTCCTGACGCCTCGCCTCCTCCTCCTGGCGCACGCGCTCGGCGTGCGCGGCCTCGAGCTCGTCGAGCGAGTTGTACCCCAGGCGCTGGAGCCGCTCGCGCGACTGGCGTCGCTCACGCGCCAGGCGCTCCTCGGTGATCTCGTTGACCCGCGACTGCGGGATCATCCTCTCACCTCCGCCGCCACCACCCTCGGGAGGATCGGCGGGCGGGTCGGCAGGTGGTGTAGCGCCACCGCCACCACCACCACCGGGAGGCTCCTCGTGGAACGCGAACGCCAGGCCGGGGAGCCCAGTGAGCACGCGCCGCGGGTCGAAGTCGTGTGAGGTGGAGCGCACCATGCGCTCCGGCGTCGTCGTCTTCCTGTTCGCCATGCCGTGCCTCCGTGTAGCAACAGGTCGACCACTCGCCCCGGCATGTGGGGGAGGCGAGTGGTGTGTGAGCCCCATGCGGCCCGGAGTGGTGCCGCGGGGAAGAAGGGGATGAGCGCCGCCTAGAGCGGCGCACCCCCGGTGTCGAGTCGGGTGCGAAGGTCGGCGAGCACGCGGTCGAGTTCGGTCGCCGAGAGCTTGGGTCCGAGCCAGGAGCGAAGCGCCTGGGAGACGGTCTCCACGAGCGCCTCGCCCTGCACGCCCATCGAGATGAGCTTGAGGGCGTTGTTGAGCTCGTCCTGTAAGTCCAAGGGGTCGAACGAGGTCGGGTAGTCGCGTGAGACCTCAGACGGCGCCTGGCCCATCCACGCTTGCGCGTGCCGGTCGATCGAGGTTTCGCCGCGCGCCATGCGGCCGCCGAATTTGGTCAACAAGGCGTCCTTGTCGAGCGTGAGGTAGGACAACGCGATGCCCGTCTGCACCGACTTGTTCTCCTCGTTCACCCGTCCCAGGCCCGAGAGCTGGCGGATCTTCTCCTCGGTCTTGGTCACTTCCGAACGGATCGCGGCGAGCTGGTCGACCTTGGGCGCGATGTAGTGGGGCGCAATCCTGGCGTCGTCCTTGACGGGGATCCCGCCCGAGACCGACCAGTTCACGTTCTTGACGACGTCCCAGGTCGACGTCGGCATCACCAGGATCGAGAATACGTACTGGTAGATCTGCTCGTCGATCAGGCTGATGTGGTTGAACAAGCGCCGGTTCATCGGCGCGAGGTCGCGAAGCGCCGAGGTCGCCACGGGTTGCTCGCCCTGGCGTCGGCCCCAGAAGAACAACGTCACGGGCACCTCACCCACCGGGTGCTCCTGCTCGTCGATCTTGACGACCTCGCCGTTGCCGTCCTCGTCGACCTGCTCGACCCACAGCTCCCAGCGGTCACGCCGCCACACCCTCATGTGCTCGACGGACGCCTGATGGGGAGACCCCGGCTCGCGCTCGCCCGTGTGCCACTCCCTCACGGCCACCCAGAGCAGGCGTCCGCGCCGGTCGACCTCCCAGTCGATGAGGTCCTCGTTGCCCACAAGGTAGGCGTAGGGGCGACGCCCGGCGCGCTGCTCCTGGGCGCGCGTGAGGATGGGTGAATCGGACTCGCCGTCCCAACGGTCGACAACCACGGCGCACCGGCCGCCGACCTGGACGGCCTGCGCGACCTGCTCGTAGAACTCGTCGGCGGGCGTGCCCAGCATGTCCATGTCCGCCCACATTTCCACGAGCGTGTCGCTGTCAGCCTGCCTGGCGATCTGCTCGCGGTACAGGTGCGCGGCGTAGGTGTCCACGACCGCGCCGACGTGGTTCGGGTACACGGCGCGCCGCACGCGCACCTTGTAGTCCTTGGTGCGCTCCTTGTCGTGCTGGAAGAGGTAGCGGTCGATGTAGGGCCTGCCACCCTCGTAGGCCAGGCGGTACTCACGCCACGCGGCCTCGTTCGCGCTCACGAGTGGGTGGACGGGCAGGGCCAAGGGAACCTCTTGAGGGGGTTCAGCGGATCATCGGGATCGGTCTGAAGTCACGGGGCCTGGTGTCATCAGGCGTCGGGATGAGCGCGTGGTACGCGTGCAGCAGCGCGGAGAACTCGTCGGCGTGGCCGTCGGCGTCGCGCCTGGCGTCGAAGCGGGTGTGGCCGGCGGTGCCGACCTCCTTGCTGATCTTCGTGAACGCGCGCGCCATGCGCGCGTCGGCGGCGAACCTGAACGTCCCGCGCTCCATCCCGAGCCTCACCTCGGGGATCCTGGCGTGGACGTCTCGGGCGTTGGTGACGAGCTCGACGACCGATGAGCCGTACCGGCGCCGCAGGTCCTGGCCGAGCTGCTTGCCCTCGCCGATGCCGTCGACGCCCACGCGGGCGAACCCGCCGGCGGCCCCGTCGATGACGCCCACGACGTCGTCGAACTGGTCGGCGTAGTCGCGCGCCTCACCCACGGGTT